AAGTGGGATTTTTTCCGAAGAAATGCGTTTCAAGTGGGATTTCTTCCGAAGAAATGCGTTTCAAGTGGGATTTCTTCCGAAGAAATAAATTAACGTTCGTTCACAATAACACTTTTGGCTACAAAAACCATATTCCTGACGCCAAGAAAATGATATAACTACGACGTATAGGGAGCATTATAAATGATATAAAAAACACCAAAGTGCGACATATAGGGAGTATTTTATAAATACTTGTTGTTGAATTAGTTACAAAGAAAAAAGGGACTATTCTCACGAACAATCCCCTTTTAACTAAAACAAATCAATTCAATTATTTCAACAATCTAATAAAAGCGTTTCTATAGTAGTATTTTGTAGATTCTATTTGCCTCCACCAGACAAAGCGATAAGTCTGTCCTCGATGGTCTTTTTGGTCTCTGTTGCAACGTCAAGGGTTGTTGCCTGTAATTTTGGAGCAATATAAGCAGTAAACCTCTCCATTGCTTGTATACGTTCTTTAGGTTCAAGACTTGCTAAGTCTTTCTCAAATAAATCAGAGTCATAGTAACTGCCAGTAACATTTGCAAGAATACTTCTTACTTTTCCCGAAACTTTGTTTGGAGTTCCAGCAACACGACCACCTGTCTTCGCTATTCCTTTAGGTCGTCCCCCTTTCTTCTTTTCAGTAGTCATATTATTTGGTGTATTAAAAGTTAAACTAACCATGCAAAAGTAATGTGTTATTTTCGCAGAAAATAGATAACTTTTAATAGACAACGCAATATGGGATTAATCGGAGCAGCAATTGGTGCCGCTGGTAGTATTTTTGGAGGTATCAGTGCATCAAAAGCAATGAGGAAGATGAAAGCCAATGTAGAGGCACAGAAAAAAGCCAACCAAGACTGGTTTGACAGACGTTATAACGAGGATGCAACACAGCGTGCAGATGCTCAGCGTATCTTAACTATGACAGAGGAAAGTATTAAGAATCGCAATAGAGCCGCACAGGGAGCAGCTGCCGTGATGGGTGGTACAGAAGAAAGTGCCGCTGCGACAAAGGCAGCAAATGGTAAAGCTCTTTCTGATGCAACCGCACAGATTGCCGTTAATGGTGAACAGAGAAAAGACGCAATCGAAAATCAGTTTCAAGAGCGTGATACGTCGCTTAACAATCAACTCAACGAGATTGAGCAGAATAAGGCTAACGCTATTGGCCAAGCTGTTCAGGGTGTTACTGGTGCAGCTGGTAGTATTCCATTCTAATTCAGAGAGAATAATATGAGTGTTATAAATGATATTTTAGGAAGCAAGCCTGCCGCAACGCAATCACCGCCACAGCCTGCAAGTCCTGCTAAAGGAATGAAAACGGAAACGGCTCTGAGTGCTGCAGGCATAGCACAGCAGAGAGCCGAGAATGCCCACTTTAGGGAAAATGGAGCTGTGCCGACAATTAAGGAGGGCAGTATTGATAATAGCAATACTGCTCCCTCTATTTCAGCTTCTATTGCTCCTAACATTGAACAGAGTGTTGCTGCTAAAGGAGAGGATAAAGTAACTCCTGTAAAAGCTGCTACGCCAACACGTATGTCTTATGCTGATATGTTTACAAAACTCAGTCCGTATCAACCTCCGACACAAGAAGAGTTGGCTAACGAACGGAAGAAAGAGAAACGTGAGAAAGTATTCTCTGCTATTAGTGACGGCATATCAGCACTATCTAACCTTTATTTCACGACAAAGTATGCTCCTAACATGTATAGGCATGAGAACTCACAATCTGCTAAGACGGAAAATAAGTGGGAAAAGTTGCGTGCAAACAGAGATGCGCAGCAAAATGCGTATATAAGAAATCTTATGGCTGCAAATCAGGCTGACGACGAAAGAAAGGATAAAGATAGAAACTGGATGCGCCAGCTTGGTATAGATTTGTACAACCAAACGAAAGACGCTGCAGAAATCCAATACAAGAAAGATCGTGACAATGTCAAGGATGACCAATGGCAAAAAGACCATGATCAACGAGGTAGTCAGTTTGCTCAAGGTATGGAGTACAAAGGAAAAGTCTTAGCGGAAACAGAACGTGCACACAAGGCAAGCGAGGGATTGAAAGGTGCCCAGATAGCAGAAGCTGGTCGTCATAACAGAGTAAGTGAAGCACAAGGCGCTGCACGAATTAGTCAAGCAGAAAGCCATTTTAGAGCAACGCACAATGCTGATGGCACGACTAAGGGTTCTGTTACAGATAAAGGCGCAAAAGAGACAATTAGACTCAAAGATGGCAATATTTATGCATATTCAGCAGACAGGAAAGGTGCTCTAACCTCTCTTGCACCATCAATGGTGAAAAAAGCAAAGGTAGCCGCAGAACGTTATCGTAAAGCAGGTGACCGTAAGACAGCTCAACATTACAACGCTATAGCGGAACAGCTGGAGAAGACGCAAAGTAAAGATGGAATTGCTGCAATTGTTGTTTCTAATATAGGGGACTTCCCTTCTATGGATAGCGAAGTTCGTAGCGTGTTAGGAATGACAAGCGCATCACCATCTAAATCAACTTCGACAGGAGGAGGCTTCAATGCAAACAATTATCGTCGTAACAGAACAAAGCCTACGGCAAAGCAAACCACAACAAATAAACCACCGTTAAATTAATACATTATGCCAAATAAGGTAACATACACTATCACAACATCTGACGGCAAAGAACATCAGGTATCTAAGGAAAATGTCGATAAGTACGGTATTCAATCGTATGCAGATGCATACAAGGGTGCTACTATCCGTATGCGTGATGCGCAGAAGGGCGATTATGACATCCCTTTACAGCATTTCGATAATGCGAGAAAGCAAGGACTTCATGCTTTCTCGCTTGAGCATACGCCTGTTCAGAAACAGGCTGCACCAAAACCAACACCTACTCCAACAGCAAAACCAACTCCAAGCCCAAGTGTACATCCTCGACAGAGCACACCGCAAGTTAGTAAACCGCTTTTGTCAGACTCATTTGGAAAAGGAACTGGAACAGATTTCTTAAAACCTAAGCCTGTAGGTTATAATCTTTCAGAGGAACATCGTAATGAAGTTCTTGGAGAGCAGGCAAAGCGTAGTGCTACTCCATCAAACCCACATGTACAGCGTGCTATTCAGTTAGGTAACGAAGCTAAAACAAAGCGTGTAGAGCGTGAACAGAAGCGTTTTGGTAAACCGACAATTGCTAAAGCCTTTGATGATGCTGTGCATGGTGATAAGAACGCAGCAAAGGAGTTGGGCATGCCGCAGGTTATGCAACAGAAGAAAGACGAGATTGATTACATGCAGGCAACAGGGAAAGAATTACGCAACCCTGTTGACGCTGGATTGACATACGATGAAAACGGGGATATAGTTCATTCCATGTTTGCTCCAACAGTAGCACGTGATGAACATGGAAACATCGTCACAAATGATGCAGGAGAGCCACTTGTCGGGGTTTCGTCAGATGAAGCACGTGCAAAAGCATACGGAGATAGTGTACAGACAGGTATCGAGGCGCAACGTGAAAAAGATAAGGTTGATAATCTCTACAAAGATGCTGTTGGGAGTGTAAGTGATGCCTTTGACGAGGATTACAAAAAGAAAGAGGCTTTCAGAAAGGAACATCCGTTCTTGGGAGCAGTAAGTGATGCACTTGAGGGATTTAGCAATCGAGGGAATGCCCTACAGTATACTCCAGAAGGTGCCAAGCCAGGACTTGCTGCTCTTGGCATGATGACAAAGGCTGCACAAATGAAAGAAAACGCAGATAGATATGGAGACGCTGGTACTCTAAGCCGTCTTTATGGTGGCATCATGGCAGGCTTGACAGATGTAGACACATACGATTTTGGAATAACTGACACATTCAACGCAGCTAATCTTTATCGTGCTGCAAAGAACTATGAAGAAGGTAAAGCAACCGCTAAAGACAAGATGCTTCTTGACGCAGCAGCTATTGCCAACAACGTCCAATCAGAAGCCTCTGATAAGCTTGGAGGTGCATTTGGGGCAGGTCAGAACCTTGTCGGTACTATTGGGTTTATGGCACAAATGGCTACAAACCCAGCCTCTGGGGTAGGAAAAGAAGCTGCTGCAAGTGTTGCTAAGACTGTTGCAAAGAGAGCACTGCAGAAGTTTGGTAAAGGAGCAATAGCAAAAGCTGTCACAGGACTTGCTAAGGGAGCAACACGAGTGGGTATGGATGCCGTGGAAGCAGGTGTTGTTACAGGTATGTATAGCCCTGCAAAGATAGTAGGCGATTATCTTAATCGAAAGACAGGTGATGTACAATCGGATGGTAAGGGCGGTTACATCTTCCAAAACAAGGAATATAGTGATGTAAAGGCACTCGCTAAGGCTATCAATGGTCAGTACGCTGAGAATATCTCTGAAATGTGGGGCGAATATCTGCCTGGTGTTGGTAAGGTAAATGCTGCTATTGGTCGTGGTGCACGTAAGATTGGTTTAGGAAAGGTCGTTGATGCTTTTGAACACATGAGCTCATCTAATTGGGCGAAGACATGGAAAAATTTTCAAGAGAGAACCAAGTGGAACGGAATGGCAGGAGAATACTTCGAGGAGGTTGCAAACAACCTCTACAATGCTGTTACCAATGGAGATATGACACTCGACACAGACCCACACACTGGAGTGTTCAACCCAAAGATTAATCTTGATACGTTCTATAGTGTTGCTCTGATGAGTGGTATAATGAGCGGAGTTAACACAGCTGGTTATGCAAGAGAACGCTACAAGGCACCACACGAGCAGCGCAAAGCAGATGCACAAGCCCGTTCTGTTTTTGGTGAGCGTTGGGATGAATACAAGAACGCTATTGATAACGCTGATGAAAAGCAGATAGGTAGTGTAATGGAGAAAATTGGCAGTGATAAGTCTTTGTCAAGCGCTCAGAAGATTGCAGCCTTACAATATCAATATCGTACAGCTGTTGTGCATGGTGTTAACGCACAAGACACAAAGAATAAGCTGGAGGGTCAGTTTAACGCAATGAACGAAGCCTACAGTATGGGCTATAACTTGCAAGATGAAAAGGAACTCAACAATACTGCTATTCTTTATGACGAGGCAAAGAAACAAGCGACAAAAGCTACTGGGTGGGGTGAAGATACCCTTGAAAGTATGATAGGCGAAGATGGCGGTGCGTCAACTTTAGCCTATATGAAGCGTAGTGATGAGTTCAACGACAGACAGCTACAAGCGTTTACCGACTATGCCAATGCACATGCAGCCTATAATGGCATGATTCAGCGTGTGAAAGATGATATTGACACAAAAGTACACGAAAGTGAACTTGAGGTAGATCAGCGTACTAACCTTGATACTGGTGCCATTCATCCAGCAACAATGAAAGTTGATGATAGACAAGTGTATATTGTCAATGGTAATGTTGTAATGCTCCCTGATGGTAGTGGTGTTGATCACGAACATTCTGATGATTTCGTTGTCTTGCGTGATGCCGAGACTGGAGAACTTGAAACAGCAGACCCTTCTGCAATCTTCAAGGTGGATGCACCTATTAATGTGCAAGAGGAGAAAGAGGCTGCAGCAGACAATATACGTCAGACATTTGCACAGCAGCAGGCTGATAAGATTGACGGCAAATTGGAGTTTAAGCAAGGTGATACCTATTCTATTATAGACAAAGAAGATGGAGCGCAACACTCTTTGTCTATAATTGGTGATGCAATAGACGAAAAGACAGGACAGGTTAATCCTGAAATGGTGCTTGTTGATATTGATGGAGCTCAGCAGCCTATCCTATTGCCAAAAGAACAAGTACAGCAGCAGGTTGATGAGGCACGTCGAGCAGCCGTTGCAGCAACGCAGGTTGTAGAGAACGCACCAACTACCAATACTAATAATACTTACAGCATAAACGATGAGGTTACGCTCTCTGATGAGAATGGAAATGCTGTTCGTGGAAGTATAACAGCCCCTGAGAATGAAGATGGTAAGTTTGAAGTCTACACAGAGCAGCCCATTAATGGTAAGAAAGTAAATCTGTTTAGTGCAGAAGAACTTGATGCTATTACAAAAGCGCCTGAAACCGTTGCAGAAAATGCAACAGTTCAGCAGCCTCAACAGCAGGAAGAGACGGAGGAGTCTGTAGAAAAGGAACCCCCAAAGCAGCAACCAACAGCTTTGGAGCGTATTCCTAAAGACGAATCTGGTCAGCCTCTTTATGAGCAGACAGAACCCGAAACAGCGTGGGATGCTATTGTAGAGCAGACGGAAGGTGACACGAGTATGGCACAGAATGTTGCCGATGATATGGTGTCAGATTTGGAAGCTGGTGTAAAAAAGGCTGAAAAAACCAAAGCAAAGAGTGGTGGCAGCATTGCCGAGAAGATTGCAGCAGAAAAAGAACGTGCTGCGGTTATTGAACAGGCAAAGGCAACACTTGCACATTGGAGAAAGATAGCTGCTGTTAATCGTATGCGTGAAGCTGCAATACAAGCAGAGGAACAGCGCAAAGCCAATGAAGTGGCACGTGTACGTAAGGAACAGGAAGAGAAAGAACGTGTAGAGCAAGAAGAAGCAGAACGTATCAAGCGTGAAGCTCTTAATGGTGTACCCGATTTTGTTGAAGATAAGGCAACCGCTGCACGAGCAAGAGGCTACAGGCGTGTTAATGGAGATAAGGTAGATAGACAAGAGCCTATTAACGCAACGAAAGGTAAAGAAGTACAGGTTAAATTTGATGATGATAACATCCCAACAGGACACGTTGCAATCATTGAAGCTAATCAGTTACAACCAAGCCATAAGAATGGGCAACGAAATCCACAGCATTTCATCGACGAGGCACAACCAAAAGAGCGTAAAGACGATGCAAGTGTAGGCGCAGCACGCAAGATTGCGGCAAATATTCGCCCAGAAGAAATCACATCGTCCATCACAGCTTATACTGGAGCACCAACAGTGAATAGTCGTGGAGAGGTTATTCAGGGCAATAATCGAGGTGCCGCACTTCGTGAGATGTGGGATAATCATCAGGAACAAGGCGATAAGTACAAACAGTATCTTATTGATAATGCAGAATCATTTGGACTAAGAGCAGAAGACATTGCTGCAATGGATAAGCCAGTACTTGTTAATATGCTCGATGTGAATGATGATGAGGCTATTTCATTAGGTCAATTTGTAGCAAGTGATACAGAAAGTGGAGGTACAGAACGTATCAAACCTAAGAATGTTGTTAAAAAGCTTGGTGACAAGATGAAGAACTTTGCAAGCATTCTTTTGCGAGCTAATGACGAGAACATCTCTTTTGCAGAACTTGTTGATAGCAATGGTGTGGACGCTTTGAAATGGCTAAATGCTAATGGAGTGATTAGTCCAACACAGTATAAGAGTGCATTTGATAGCAAAGGTAACATCACAGCTGAAGCAAAGAACGATATCAAGGGTATTATGTACCAGAGTATCTTCGAAGGTGGTAATACGCAGCTTGAGGAGATGTTTAATGCGCTACCAGCAAAAGCACAGAAAGCAATTCTTGCAACGGCATATCGTGATTATGACAGTCCACAAAGCGAACGTATGATAGGGGATATTCAGGACTCTATCATGGCATATTATGCTCTGTCACATGATAGCATGTTTATGAATGCAAAGAATCATAAAGATGCACGTATAGCTGTTGAAGCATGGAGAAGACAACTTGCTTTTGACGATGTTACAGGAGAAAGTTACCTTCCTGTAGAAAAATATAGTAACTTTGCATTATTGCTTGCGACTATGTACAAAGGCGATAATCAGTCACTCATACAGGGTACGTTCAATAAGATGTATGACCTTATACAAGGTACACAAGAAGAAACCCTGTTTGAGCAGCCTGATAATACACCACGTTCACTTGCGCAAGCAATCAAAGAAACATTAAATATAGAATATAATGGACAACAAGGAAGCAATGTATTGGCTGGCGATAATTCAGCAAGCCAAGAAGGGAGAACAGGAAGCAATGGAGATGCTACGCCAAGAGGACGAAGTGAGAATATCGATGGGGCAGAAGCCAATCAAGGAGGAACTGAAGGAGATACTGGAAGAAGCGGAAGTGGACAAAGCAGTGGAGGCAGCCAAGAAGAGGTTGCAGCAGAAAACTCACATTTAACGAAAAAGGAGGCTGCTGATTTTATAGCTCAAATGGAATTGGGTGCAGATGTAGCACAAGAAATTCCGTTAACAATAGAAAATTGGGATAAAGAATTTGGAGAAGATGGTATAGTTTCCACCCCTATTGGTGACGTTAAAATGGGTGAGAACCAATTTGCAAAACTTATGCGAGCAGGTCGTAATGGCAAATTGGGAATGCTAAAACCAACGTTGGAATATCCAGATGCCATTGTAGAAGAAAATAGTAAAGCAAAGGAGGGAACGCATACAGAACGACCATCTTCTTTCATCTTTATAAAGTCTTTTAGGAAGTCTGACGGAACACGTTATTACTATTTCACGTCAATAACTGTTAGTGTTGATGGGAAAGAAGTCGTTGTTTCCAATCAAGAAAAAAGCCGTAACAGAATATTACGGCTCTTGATGGAGGGTAGTGTTATTTGGCGCACTCCGAAAGATGCGACTACTTCTTCGGCTGAGAAGCAAGGTTTGGACTATGTTCACCCTGATAAAGCCGAGGGCGAGACAAAGGGCTCGGTAATAACTCCTCAAAACACTCCTTCTGTTGGCAAAGATAAGCAATCTTCTGCTACAAAGCAAGAAATTGTAGACAATTATTTAGAAAAGCCTGCAAGTAGTGAAGATTTGTTTGCAATGGCTGAACGTGTAGCGGAAGAAGATAAAGCTAAGCGTACACGTAAAAAAGAGGAAGCAAAGGTTGATACCAATCCGACTGAAGCACAGAAAGAAGCTGGCAACTACAAGAAGGGTCATATCAAGATAGATGGCTTCAATGTCACTATTGAACAACCTAAGGGTAGTGTTCGTCGTGGTAAGGACGCAAATGGCAAGGAATGGGAAACCGAGATGCATAATACCTACGGATATATTCGAGGCACGGAAAGCGTTGATGGTGATCATATCGACATCTTCTTGTCAGATAACCCAACAGAGGGTAACGTCTTTGTTGTAGACCAAGTAAACAAAGATGGTTCTTTCGATGAACATAAGGTAATGTACGGATTCTCTGATATGGAGAGCGCAAGGAAAGCATATCTTTCTAATTATGAAGAGGGATGGCAAGGCTTGGGCAACATTACAGAAGTTAGCAAGGAAGAATTCAAGAAGTGGATTGATAGCAGTAAACGCAAGACAAAACCGTTTGCAGAATATTCTACTGTCAAGACGCAAGGCGATGTGCAGACTAAGAAGCCGACAGAAACCGAAGATTTTGCTCGACAAGATTTAAAAGAACTCGAAGATTTCCAAAAGAACACAGATACAACAGGGCGTACTACAATAGATGTAGATCGATACGAGGCAGAAGATTTGTTTGCACCATTGTTGCTTGACGGCAAGACCTCGAGGCTGGGTGTTTTAACCGTAGTGCCAGACAAGATAACTGACCCGAGCGGACAGATTGCTGTGTATGACTATTCTGACGAAATAGACGAAAAGACGAACAGTGGCTGGCAGAAGTGGGGAGACCTTACTGATGAATATAATAAGACGGTAGATAGCAGCGATAAAGCCCAAGAGCGAGGAGATACTGCGACGTTAGGTTTTACGAGTGTTGATGCAGCTTTGAAGTTCTATGATTGGTTGAATACAGGTGGACCAAAAAGTGCTAATAAGGTATTGGAGCAGAGTAATGAGCCAATGAATGCAGATGGGCATGAATATCAGGAAAACGGTTCATTGCAGTATTCGACAGAAGATTTAACCAATAACACTACAGCAAAGCGGTTAGCCACAGACACCATCTTGTCAGCCTTAAACAAGGCAGGTATAGAAGTTGTGCGTGCTACTGATGAGCAAGTGCAAGAGTTGCTTGCCAACACCCATGCAACCTCCCTACGCACCCCACAAGGCACTATTTACGGCTGGGCAGTCGATGGCAAGATTTATCTTACAGAAGCAGGCATAAACCCTGACACGCCAATCCATGAGTACACGCACTTGTGGGCAGAAGCGATGATGTCAAAGAATAAGCAAGGTTGGAATAATATAAAAACATTGCTTAAAGGTACTTCCGTGTGGGAAGAGGTCGTCTCAGATTCTAATTATTCCAATATTACGAACAATGAAGATGCTGTTGCAAGTGAGGTTTTGAGTCGCATCAGTGGCAGAGAAAATGCAGCGAGAATGGAATCAGAAGCACAGAAAGTCATAGATGAAGACAAAGATGTTTTTGAAAAAGCAAAATCTGTAACATTGCTAAACCGAATAAAACGTGCATTGGATATGTTTTGGAAATGGGTAGGTAAAGAACTGTTCAAGATAAAGAAATTTGGTTCAATTAACGAGGTGACAGATAGGGTACTATATGACCTTATGCATAGCACAAAACTTAACTCTAATGACAAATCCCTTATAGGTGTGCATAACATATCGGAGCAAAAGCTTCGTAAAGTTTTAAAGCAAGGAGGATTTGCTAATCCGTCTATAGCTGTTATTGACACAGATAAGCAGGTGCATAATGATTATGGGGAAATCTCTCTCATTTTGCCATCTCGTAAGATTAACAAGTCTACAGGTAAAAATGCAGGAACGTTCGAGGGCGATGCATGGACACCTATGTACCCTGTTGTCGAAAAACAAATAAGTAGCGATGGCGGAATAACGATACATAACGACATCAATGCCGTGCCAAAGGATATGCAGAGTGAAGTCCGTAATGCATTAAATAGATGGTTAGAGAATGGTTCGGACACAGATTTATCATACCTTTACTTATTCCAGCAAGGAAAAGCTCCGCAGATGATTGTCGAAAAGCCAAAATACAGCAATGAAGTTTACAAGACTCTAAACGATATTATGTTTGGCGTTAATAGCGTTTATAATTTATCAAAAAATGAAATAAAGAAACTAGTAGAACTTTACATTCAAACCGAACTTGATGGAAACATTAAAGAATATAACGAAGCAATTCAAAGAAAAATTTCAAAATATGAAGAGCTAATTAAAAGAGGTAAACCTAACTCTTTGCGATATAGAGTTGCAGACAGCTACTTAGAAGATATTGAGAAATATGGATACCCTCTTTCTCCTTTAATCAACTTTGTAGATGATGTGCAGAGAGATAAAATTAAACAAGGAAGCAAAAATGCACAAAAGACTCTTAACACAGCAAGTCAAATCATAAAAGATGCTGGTCTTGAAAAAGATTTTAAGAACTGGGTAGAGGGTTTAAATAATCGTTACCAAACAAAAGAGGTTATTTTTGACGGCTTTACTCCAACAGGCAAACGTAGATATATCCCTAATACGTTAGAGAATGTATCTAAAATTATGAAAAAACAGGGACGACAAGCCTCTGCAGGGATAAGCATATCATTTTCCAACTTTGCTGCAGCCGTAATGAAAGCAAACGGAAGTCTTAATAATATCAGAAAGAAGAAAAGCAAACTCACAAATGAGCATAAAGATATAGAAGACTTTGAAGAAAAGTGGAAAGAAGTATATTTCGACTTAGCAATGAAATTACAGCCAAATGCGAATATGTTTGATGATTACGGATTTGCACGCTTACAAGAGGCTGCGAATGAGAAAAACCCGCAAACATACATTAGAAATGTTTATGGGATAACGCTATCAGAAGAAGATGTTCAGAAGTTACAAGACTTGGTGGAAGCTATTCGAGAAGAAAGACCGGCGTTGTATTTTGAAACAAAATTTGAGCGTCCTGTTATTCTCAATGAATTCTCTAAGGCTGTTGTACCAGAAGACCTCTCTGATGATTTGAAAAAGACATTAAGAGATAATGGTGTAGAAGTATTCACATATAAACGAGGAGACGTTGAAGACAGGCAGAGAGTAACAAAGCAGGCAGCCTACAGTAGTAATGATATAGCTTTTCAAGTAATAAATAACAGCAGAGATGGCAACAATACTGATAGATTTACTGACGGACTAAATGCAGTAAATGAGCAGTTCAATAGAGAACTGGCAGGGCTGACGGAGGAAAATGCAGATACTAAGATTTTCAATCTTGGTAGTCCGTCATCAATTCTTCTGTCGGCAGGTGTCAAAGATAAGCCAATGAAGCTGTATGGTAATAAGGTTATTAAAAAGATGAAGAAGCACAGCTTTGCGCTTGCGGAACTGCAAGACTTGCCAAGGGCTGTTGCCAATCCTATCGCAGTATTCAACAATTATCGGCGAGAGGGCAATCGTACTATACTTACAGAACTTCGTTCACAAGGGAAAAATATAATGGTTGCGATTACTCTTGGCAAAAACGGTGTTGATGTTGATTTCAATATTGTTTCTTCTGTATTTGGCAAAAGGGAAAGCAATGTTGTGGACTGGATAAACAAAGGCTATCTTACCTATATAAACAAAGAAAAAGCCCTAAATTATCTGTACTTCTCCGAGAGAGGTATCTCGAAAGCCGCAGATAATGTAGGGCAAGAAGACTCAAATAATCTGTACCTCTCCGCACCAATTGCGGAAGCCGCAGAAAATCCAGAGCTTTCTTCTGCTGCAAAGATAGTGAAAGATTTTGTAAATCCAAACATTGATGAAGAAAAATTACGAGAAGGCTATGGCTCATACAATAATACTGAGTTGAGTTTTATCAATGACCCTGTTGCAAAAATGCTTGGTAAGAGCAATCGTACCGAGGAAGACCACAAGGCTTTTGCGGAAAGGGAACGCCAGCGCATGATAAGTCGTATAAGTGAGCTCGCTGACAGGTTACATCTTGATAATATTGAAACCGTTACAGATAGTAACAGTTTGCAGGGAAAGAAAGCTAAGGCAAAGGGTTTCTATTCTAAGAGTAGTGGAAAAATCACTATCGTTATCCCTAATCATGCAAGTGTGGAAGACGTAGAGAAGACTCTGCTACATGAGGCTGTAGCGCATTATGGACTAAGAAAATTGTTTGGTGAACACTTCGAAACGTTCCTTGATAACGTTTATCAGAATGTTGAACCAGAAATAAGACGTATTATAACAAGTCAAGCGGCAAATAACAACTGGGATTTCCGTACCGCAACAGAAGAGTATCTTGCAGGACTGGCAGAACGAACAGACTTTGAGAGGGTTCATTATGCAATATGGAATAAGATAAAAAGTTTATTCCTAAAGATGTTGCATAGTATCGGTTTTGAGGGCTGGTCAGCTACAGAATTAAGTGACAATGAACTTCGTTATTTGCTATGGCGCAGCTATGAAAATATGAAAGAGCCAGGTAGATATCGCAGCATATTAGGTGAGGCAGAAGACATAGCAAAGCAAAATGAATTAAAGGTTGGAAACTATGATCAGCAGGGCACTAATTCTTCTAATGTAGCTGAGCGAGGGATTCTATATAGAGAAGATGATTCAAAAGAGAAAGAGCGAGTTAATGCGAGAGAGCAGTACGAACAGCGTGTTAATAAAGCAATGTTCCAGACACAAGAAGCCTTGCAAGATAGTATGCTTGGTCTCAAAGAGGCAATGAATGCTATTACTAAGGCTGAGGGAAAGAATGTTAATATTGAAGACATTGACGGATATGAAAACGCCTACTTAGGCGAAAATAGATTGTCATCAGTGAATAAAGCAGAGGCGGATGCTTTTGCGCACCTTTTGTTTAAGCCAATGCTTGCAGAAGTTTCTAAGCTATGTAAGAATGCACAAGAACGTACTGAACTTGTGGATTATATGATGGCAAAGCATGGCTTGGAACGTAATGCTGTCATGCGTAAGCGTGCGATAGAAGATATCCTTAATAACGAAAAGTTAAGCGATGCTCAAAAGAGCGCACGTGCAGGTCTTGCAGAATATCGTGACTATGCAGGACTTACTGCATTAACAGGTAAAGATAATGTAACAGAGGCAGAAGTAGATGCGGAAACTATGGTGTCAGAGTACGAGAATACTCATGATACTACCAATCTGTGGGACAAGGTTAATGCCGCAAACGCTGCAATCTTATCTAAAAGTTACGAGTGTGGAATGATGGATAAGGACACTTATGAGAAAATAAGCGATATGTACAAGTATTATATTCCACTTCGTGGCTTTGATGAGACAACAAGCGAGGAATCATACGCATACCTTTTGCATCAGAGTAGCGCTTTTAATGCACCAATCAAAGTTGCCAAGGGACGTTCTTCTAAAGCTGATGACCCTTTTGCGAATATGCAAAGTATGGCTGAGAGTGCTATAACGCAGGGAAATAGAAACAAACTTGTTAAACAGCGCTTCTTTAACTTTGTACTCAATCATCCAAGTGACCTCGTTAGCATTAGCGACATGTGGTTAAAATATGATGATGTGGCAGACGAATGGAAGCCAGTATTCCCTGACAACTTTGAGGAAAACGACTCCGCAGAGGATATTGAACAGAAGTTGAAAGAGTTTGAAGATAAAATGAAAAAGCTTGCTGAGCAGGCTCCAGACAAGTATAAGCATGGAAAGGAAACCACAAATATTCCTTATAGAGTTGTCGATAGCCGTGACTTGCATCAGCATCAAGTACTTGTTAAACGTGGAGGAAGAGACTATATCTTAACTCTTAATGGTAATCCACGAGCTGCTCAAGCTCTCAATGGGCAGACTAATCCAGACAATGATACATCTGGTGCTATTGGTGCAATTCTCAAAGCCGGAGAGATGGTTAATAGACAACTAAGTGCGTTCTATACTACAAGAAATCCAGACTTTGTTGTTTCAAACTTTATTCGAGATATGCTTTTCTCTAACTCAATAGTATGGGTAAAGGAGAGTCCGAATTACGCATTACGTTTCCATAGAAACATTGCACGTTGCAACCCTGCACAAATAAAAGTCCTTCTTGCAAAGCATAGAAAAGGAACGCTTGATATGAATAATAAACTGGAACATATGTTCTATCAGTTTATGATGAATGGTGGCGAAACAGGCTATGCAAATGTGAGAGATATTGAGCAGCATAAGAATGATATTCGTAGAGAGTTGAAGCGTACTAATGGTAAACTAAGTATTACAAAGGCTTTTAATTTACTTGGAGAAAAACTTGATGAGTATAATCGCGCTGTCGAGAACTGCGCACGCTTTGCAGCTTACCTTACATCACGTGAGATGGGTAGAACAGTAGAACGTTCTATCTACGATGCAAAAGAAATATCTGTAAACTTCAATAAGAAAGGTAGTGGTGCGAAGTTTATGAACGCTGTTGGGCAGACTAAAATTGGTACTGCAAGTGCTTTTGTCTCGGGTATAGGGCGCAGCGGATTTGTTTTCTGGAACGCTGCAATACAAGGTACAACAAACTTTGGTAGACAGTTTAAGAAACATCCTGCTAAGGCTTTTACCGCTTCGGCAATAATGTTCTTACTTGGCGCTGTAATTGCAGGTATAGGAATGGGAGACGGAGATGATGACGCAGATGCAAATAGTTATTGGAACTTGCCTGAATATGTAAGGCGTAGCAATATCTTGTTTAAGATAGGAGATCAATGGGTATCTATTCCATTACCTGTAGAGTATCGTGCAATTTATGGCATGGGAGAACTTATGGTAAGTGCTATGAGTGGAAAGGAGCATTTTACAGGGTCAGAGTTAGGTAAGGCAATAGCTGGACAGGCAACTCAGGTTCTTCCTATTGATTTCTTAGAAGGTGGAGGCGGTGTTAAGGCTTTTGTGCCAAGCGCTGTTAAGCCATTTGCAGAAGTCTATAGCAATAAGGGTTGGACAGGTATGCCTATCTATAAAGACACTCCTTATAATAAGTACATGCCAGAATGGACAAAAGCATACAAGAGTGCTAACAAATATCTTGTTGGAATAGCTAAAACGCTTAACGAGGCTACAGGTGGAGACGCCTACACTAAGGGTTCCGTTGATATTAATCCAGCGCAGATAGAATATCTCCTTAATGGATATTTTGGTGGTGTTTCTGGCACTATAGATAAACTTTCTAAGAGCGCAGAGACTATAGCTGGGGATAGAGAGTACGACCCACGCAATTTCTTACTTCTCAATCGAATCTTAAAGAATGGAGATGAGCGTACAGAGGCACGTGCTATCAACAATGAGTATATGCGTGTTAAAGAAGAGCATGATGTCTTAAAGGCAAGAATGAAGCATTATGAGAATGATACTGACAAAGGTCTCTTTGATTATGCTGATAAGATTGATTTTCTATATAACTCTCCAGAGTTTGCTCGTTATGAGATTTTTGAAGACTATAGTAAGGATATTGACGCCCTGTATCAAGAGTTGAAAGAAGCTAATGATGGAGCAGAGCATCTCTTAATTGAGAAAGAGCTTACAGAACTAAAAAAAGAGATGATTGAAGAAATGAATAAGACACGTAAATAGTTAAACTTATGATAGTGTAGGCATTGTTTATCTTTGCCTACACTATTAAATTGGATATCAATATGCATACTGTTACAAATAAAAGGGAGAAGCTTATACCGATGAGCCGTATTACTCCAAATACAAAAAATGAGGAAATGGATACGGTTGCTTTTCATGCAAATAATTTTGAGAGGTATAGGGCTTTTGATGTACTCATGGAGGCTCAACACTATTGGAACGAAATGGAGCAGTTCCGAAAGGATAGACAGAGAAACAAGAGATACACCTACGGAGACCAATGGGACGATAAGATTTGCGTCGATGGCAAAACGATGACAGAGGAAGAGTACATCAAGCAGCAAGGCAACGTTCCGCTAAAGAACAATCTTATCCGAAGACTTGTTCGTAATGTACTTGGTGTATATCGTTCGCAATCTAAAGAGCCTACATGTGTAGCACGAGATAGAGAAGAACAAAAACTTGGAGAAACAATGTCAACCATCTTACAGTGTAATATGCAGCTCAACAGAATGAGCGAGGTATATGCACGTACAATGGAAGAGTTTTTAATCTCTGGTTTTATTGTACATCGCAAAAGTTATGGATGGCGTAACGGCAAGGAAGATTGTTGGACGGATTATGTGCAGCCCAATAACTTCTTTATCGATAACAATATGCGTGATTTTCGTGGTTGGGACGTAGGTTGTTTGGGAGAGGTTCACGATATTAGCTTTGGACAACTCTGCGAACAGTTTGCAGAGGCTCCTGAAGATTATCGTAAACTGAAGGACATATATAAATGGGCAGATAGTAAGGAATATATAGCGAGCTACGCAGAGAAGTTTGGTTACAGTAGACTTGATAATTTTGATTTTCTCTTTACCAGTGAGCCTGGAAGATGTCGTGTTATAGAAGTGTGGCGCAAGGAACAGAAGCCGCGCTATCGTTGCCATGACTATCTTAATGGCGATATCTACAAAATAGATGAGGAAGATTATTACAAGGACGTTGTGGCGATAAATGAGCAGCGTATGCAAATGGCTGAGGCTTCAGGAATGCCAGCAGAAGAAGTTCCACTTATCAAAGCTACTTGGTTCATGGATGATTATTGGTACTTCTATTATCTTTCCCCATTTGGACATATCCTTAAAGAAGGAGAGACTCCTTTTGAACATGGAAGTCACCCTTATATCTTCAAAGCTTATCCATTTATAGATGGTGAGATTCATTCGTTTGTTAGTGATGTAATAGACCAGCAGAGGTATACTAACCGACTCATTACGCTATATGATTGGATAATGCGAGCGAGTGCTAAGGGCGTCTTATTGATGCCAGAAGACTGTTTACCTGATGGTGTTAGCATGGAAGATATTGCGGAAAGCTGGGCGGAGTTTAACGGAGTTATAATCTTTAAGCCGTCAAAGACAGGGCAAATGCCACATCAAGTAGCGAACAACTCTACCAATATTGGTATTACCGAATTACTCAATTTACAGCTAAAGTTCTTTGAGGATATATCAGGTGTGAATGGAGCTTTGCAGGGTAAGCCTGGCTTCTCTGGGCAAAGTGCATCCATGTATAATCAGCAAGTTCAGAATTCTACAATGTCATTGCTTGATATGTTGGAGTGCTTCTCTTACTTTGTTATAGATGGAGCTTATAAGGACGTGAAGAATATACAGCAATTCTATGATGGGAAACGTGTGTTTAACATCGCAGGAAAGAGCGGTACGCAAATCGAATACGACCCTAAGAAAATTAGAGATGTTGAATTTGACTTGTCTATCACCGAAAGTACAACAACACCAGCATATCGTCAACTTGCTAATGATGTCCTTATGCAACTATGGCAAGCTCAAGCTATCAGTGTAGAACAACTACTTGAACATGGAGACTTCCCATTTGCAGATGATTTACTGCAAAGTCTACAATCTCAAAAAGAACAGATACAGCAGGGACAGTTACCCCAAGGTGTTTCACCGCAGATTATGCAAAAAGCGCAACAAGGGGCTAATATGCAAGCTGTAGACCAACTGCATCAAGCGTTACAAGCTGCATAACAAAAGGCGTAGGGTAATCCTACGCCTTTTGTCTATCTTTTTTTATTTACATTCTTTTGGATATTCTCTACCGCTAAAGGGTCATTGGTAAGAGTGGCAATGCCGTCAAGATTTTGTTTTTGTCTTACGTTGTATCTTCCCATTGCACCAAGAGTAATACTGTTGCTTCTTCAATTCAATAACAGAGGCTGGCATTTCTGCTGTCCCATTTCTATATGGTGTTGCATACAAGCACTCTCTTTCAAGGTCAGCAACAAAAGCCTTATTGGTGATATAACCTTTGTGTTTTAGTCGACGGAAGTTAAACCTATCCATGACAAGGAGTGCTTTCTTTGTACCTGACGCAGGCATAACATAATAACGTTCACCAGTTCTCTCATGTGCCTCATTAGCTTTTCTTACCGCTTCACGATAGCGAAGGTAAGCTTTCAATTTTTTAAAAACATTCATCATCTTATTATATATTAAATTAAACTTATATTGTTGCAGCTGATACTGCTTTCTTCTTCTTGGGAACACGCATATTGACACGCATCACAATAGTTGGTATAGGCATTTCAAAGAAACATATATGAAGACCAATAGCACGTGTCATTAATAAGTCGTCATGCTTACCAGTAATAGCACCAAAGGCTCCATTCTGCTTTTTCTCATAAACCACATATTCGTCTAAGCAGCGTTCGTCACGTTCTGTGTACAAATGTTCACGTACAACCTTAATTAATGTTGATATGATCATTGGCTTAGTTGCAACATTGGTGTGGAAACCATACTTACGAGGCAGACCTTCCCTAATCTCGTCTTCCGTTTGTTTACGTGCATATAGATTTGGATAGACATCTTTAATCTGATTAAGAATAAAGTGTGACAAATCACCGTCTACTTGTCTTTCCTTGTCATGTGTCTCAAGTGTGTTACTCTCAATAACAAGTAAGGAGTTATCATAGAATGCTGCTATTTGTGCAGCTTTCCAAGCAAGTATATCCATATCGATGTGTCCGTACCATTGCGCGACAACTTCAGGTCTACCCCCATCTAACATAAATAGACGGTCAATTACTAAGATAACAGACCAGTCGGCTTTTTTCGAGCGTCCACCAATATCAACTATTGTAAGATACCTATTTGTAACAATTTCTTTATCATCAATCTCTGGTAAATCCCAAATCCATAGTAATCCTTGTGTATCTTCTGCAAAGCGAAGATTCTTTAGTGTGTCCTTACCAGAGTCACTATCTGCATAAACATCTCCAATATACTTAGGCGGTTTGCATGATGCTCTGAACTCATCGACTTTATACTTATCGAAGACACGTTCACCCGAATGTACAAAAGCCTCAACATCATCAGATGGATATTCAGATGCCATTGGGGCATGTTCATTATATTTAGCACGCTCTTGTACATACCAGTTAATTGCTTCTAATGTTGCGCCCTGCTCCCACAACCACCACAGGTATTTTCCACTTTCAGCACGTGCCGAAGAAGCACTACTATTATTACGATTCTTCCATAGCCATATAGCAAAATCAGCTTTTGCGTCATTGTTATCAAAAGCCAAAGAATACTGCTCTATGTCAAACCAAGAAACGAACATTGCTTCAAACTGTGAAGTTCCACGTTTTGCCGCATCATATTCTCGCTGAAAGAAATTACCAGTTCCATTAGCTGTACTCTCGTAAACAATCATCGTATACGGCTTCAGTAAGATTCCAGAGCATGCTGAGCGTACAATATCCTCAGGCTTCTTACCATCCGTAGTCTTCCATAGTCCTACCTCGGAAAGATGTACAAGGTTGTAATCTCCACCACGGCAAGAGTCAGGACGTTCAGCTGTTCCAATTTTTATTTTACAGTTACGTTGTGGTACACGATGAATAGAACCAGAGTGTCCTACACCTACTAACTTAGATTCATTTTCATTGTAGGTTTCACCCAGTTTATAAAGCATAGTTATAGGATAAGCTTTAATCATACGGTCAAACATATCCTTGATTTCATCAGAACCAGCACCTTGGTGAGCGATGATTAGCGAGTTAAGACCTACCTTGTGAATGAGCTGAAGCCATGCCATATACAACTGAGAAGTTGTAGAACCGCCCCATTGTCGTGCCTTTAGTAGAACTATTCGTATAGGCTTGTTGGCTTTACGCAACTTTTCAAGTCGCTCTACAAACTTCCTTTGAGGCCGTGTGAGTCGAAACAATACATCTTCTCCACCACCTTTGTTTTTAATAAAGACATATAATGCAGCCCAAAAAGCAAAGTCATAGCGGCATCTTAATCGCACAAATTGTTCTATAACCTTAAGACGATCTTCCTCAGAATATTCTACTTCTAATTCTTCTGTTAGGAATTTTATTATACTTCCACAGCTTATTAGCAGTTTTACCAATGGAATGCTAAGCATTTCAACAGGAATATACTGTGTTTCTAATGGGAAACCATCTATACGTACTTCAACACGTTCTCCAATAGACCCTATACCGCTGATAGGGTCAAACTTTTGGTAAACGTCAGCATTACGTTTGTCATCCTCTTTTAATATGTTGATTACTTCTTTCTGCATATTACAATCGGATAGTTAAGAAGAGATGACAATATGCCACATAAATAACAATACAGATGGAGCCATCCATTTGTATATGGAAATACAAAGCCGATAATAAGATAGAATACCATCCATGCTTGATAGTACAATTTCCTACGTACTTCTAATGAAATAGAACCGAAGAGAAAAAACACAATTCCAGATAGTCCCACAGTTGGTAACGCAGAAATAGGTAAGACTTGAGAAAGTGTTTCTATTGGGAATGTTACGCCAACAATATAAGCAATTATTAGCCTTTGTAATCTGATATTGTAGATAAAAACTAAACTGATAAGACACCAAGCGTTAAGGGTAGCATGTATGATACCCGAATGAAAGAAAGGGTAGAGACATCTTCCTACCCACGAACCTCCTGCATAGATGCCAACCTCGTGCAAGTCAGAAAGCTTCAATAAGGATAGAGCTATTACTATCACTGCTAAAAGCAATGACGTAACCTTTTCTTTCTTTCTTCGTATCTTTTCTTTCTCTCTTTGCATATCATAATTCTAATACTGCCAGCACTTAAATAGAATTTAGGAGCAGGCTGTGCTACAACTATCTCACAACATTTATTAATCGACCAATTAGGGTTCTTTTTCTTAAGTTCTACAACACGTTTGTGTATTTCATGAAACATTTCACGTTTTAGTGGGCGCATCTTATAATAAGGGTGTTTACCTTTTATTATAGCCATTACTATTTTGCTTGCCCAAATTTCTGATACCCAAAATCTCCGAGAAGGCATATTGGATATCTGTTCGCAAATGTGTGGAATACTGATATATTCGCATGACGATATATGCTCATTATATAGTCTCATTATGTCGTTCATGCGCTCTTCAGCATACTCCATAGTGGAACCTCGATGTTTCATAACGGTTTAATCTATGTTCCAAAGTTACAAAAAAGAACGTAAAAACTTAAACGATTTATATAATAATTGTATCCTATTTTTGCATTAAAACAACCATCATAAATTTAGATATATAAGATTATGGCTGAAAATCCAACAGTTAAGAGTAATCGTGATAAGTTTAGAGAAAGGATGAGTAAGAAGTATCCTGATCATAACTTTGACGATGAAGAGGCTTTATATGGTCAAATCGGGGACGACTACGATGGATACGAACAGGAAATTAATGGCTATAAGGAGCGTGAAAAGGCTTTCTCAGACCTTTTTACAAGTGACCCTCGCAGTGCTTCTTTCCTCACCAATTGGCGTAAGGGTGGCAACCCTGCCATAGAATTGGTACGTATGTTCGGAGACGACTTTGTAGAAGAACTTAAAGACCCTGATAAGCAGGAAGAACTTGCAAAAGCAAGTCAAGAGTATGCAGAACGTGTCGCCAAAGAGAAAGATTTTGACGAGCAGTATCAAAAGAATATTGCAGAAACGCTTTCCACTATTAAGGCGACTCAAGATGAAAAGGGATGGAGTGATGAGCAGGTCGACGAGATAATGGAATTCCTTGTTAACATCATGAAAGATGGAATTCTTGGTAAGTTTTCACGTGAGAGTATTGAAATGGCTTCTAAAGCTATCAATCACGATGCTAACATTGAGGAAGCTGCACATGAAGGCGAAGTTCGAGGACGTAATGCAAAGATTGATGAGAAGCTTCGTAAAAAGTCCCACAATGATGGCACTGCTAACCTTAGTGGCAAGAACGGAGGTAGCAGCTCTAAACGACAATTGCCAGACCTTGGCGCTATCAGTCGCTACGACGGAGCTCAGTCTATTTGGGAGCGAGGTGGCGAAAAACGTACAGCCTACAAATAAGTACAATTTTTACTATTAATAATTCAAAACAAAAGAAGAATGAAGAAAATTAAGAAAAGTTCGAGTTTTCTCTGTCGCATTATGCTAACATTGTTGGCTATTGTGATGGGAGCGTCAAACGGCGTGCTGATGGCTAACGCCTCCGCACTTCCAAATGCAGGAAAAACAAATGCAGGAGCAGAGGGCACTGGTGGCACTGATGGTATTGCGACAGAAACGCAGGGACGTACAGATGGTGACGAAAACTTCTACATGAGCGACGTAGACCAGCGTATCATTAAGATTCGCCCTATGGCTACGCCAGTAGACCAGATTAGCCGCTTTGCAAAATCAAGTTCTTGTGACTCATTTGTGGTGAAGTATTATTCTGTTGGAACACGTGAAATTAAGTGTACTACAACAAAGAATGTTGCGGCTATGACCACTGGTGCCAGCACATCACTTCCTGTGAGCGACACCAATATGTTTACACTTGACGATACTATTCGTGTAGTTGGTGTTAAGGGTGTAACAGACCCTAATACTGGTAAGGCATATACAGGTAGTAATATCCCTGACCTTGTGTTGTGTGTATGTGGTAAGGATGCTTCTACAAATGTACCTACAGTGTATGCTGTAAATGGCTCTATGGATAATACCTCTAAGCAGCCAATCTTTGTCCCAGAGATTAAGAGTGGTGCTACGCTTGTAAGAATGGGTAAGGCTTGTGGAGAGTTGGATGTTCAGACTGGACGTTTCAATAATATTCCAATGCCAGAAACTCAGTACTGTCAGAACTTCATGATTCAAGTAGAACAGTCAACCTTTGAGAAGATTGCGTCAAAGGAGGTGAACTGGGACTTCTCTGATTTGGAAGAGGATGGTATCTACGACATGCGCCTTGCAATGGAGAACTCTTACCTATTTGGTGTAAAGAATGTTATCAAGCATATCGCTAAGGAGGGTATGAATACTTGGTTCACTGGTGGTATCTGGTGGATGGCAGGAAAGGATATCGAGGTAGGAAAGTGGGATGCAGCAAAGAATTGTGCAGTTATTTCAGATGAAGACCTCGTCGATATCACCAAGGATTTGTTTGTTGGTACTGGTATTGGAAACAAACGTAAGATTCTCCTCTGTGGTTCAGACATGCTTTCTGCATTCTCTAAGATTAAGAGTGACAAGTTCCGTCTAAAGGACACCGTTGAGGTTTGGAACTTGAAGTTTAAGTCATGGGATACAGATTTTGGAGAGGTTCTTACTGTTCATCATGAGTTGTTTGATGTTAATGGTATGAGTGATTGTGGCTTCGCTCTTGATCCAGAATATTTGTCTAAGAAAACACATATCTCTTGGGGTCGTAATATTCTTGACTTAAAGAAAGCAGGTATTCGCAACACCGACGCTGTAGTTATCCAGGAGGTCAGTTGTCTATACTTGCGCTATGCTAAAGCACATGCACGTATGAAGCTTGCACACGCCTAACACCAAATAACAATTAATAACACTAAGGGGTGGGATTCTCGTACATCCCATCCCTTTTTATTTATAAAGACATGACAAAGCATTATATATCAGATTCGCATATTGCGATAAACGTTACTCTTGATGGTGGAGAAAGTGTGCATTTATCTTTTATAGCACTATCAAATGGTGGCAGCGTCTTTTCAACTGATAGTGAAGAATTGCAGAATGCTATCGAACGACACTATCGTTTTGGAGATTTATTCACCCTTGACCATATTGAGGAACCTAAGAATACATCAGAGACCGCTAATGAAGAGTATACCCCTGTTAAAGAGAGTGAGGACGGCAATATCCAGAAGATTACAGTGAACGACTTAGGAGAAGCTAAGAACTACCTTGCAGACACATTGGGCATTAGTCGTACGTCACTCCGCAGCCTTAAGACTATCCTCGAAGTTGCAAAGGCTAATAACATTGAATTCGAGGGTTTGGATAAGTAACAGCTCTATACAATGAAAGTATATCGTCTTGATGAAATAGCAAAAGATGTTCGCATAGCAATAGACCAAAATATGTCCAGTGACACACTGATAGGCTTTGATGATGTGGACACTCTTTCCTTAAACGATATCATCAAATACAAGGTTACAGACGCTGTAAAAAGAATACATAGCACGGCACCTGTATACCTACTTGATGGAGGTAACAACTTTGGAGACGCGATTTATTGGAAGGAACTTGAAAGTGGTTGGTGTCTGCTTCCTGAGGACTTCATGCGTCTTGTAGTATTCCAAATGGATGACTGGGAGCGTGCTGTATATCATGCTATCAGTGAGGACGATGCAGAATACAAAAAGCAAAGTAGCCGCTTTAAGGGCATACGTGGTACTCCTCAGAAGCCTGTATGTGCAATCGCTATTCGTCCAGAAGGTAAGGCTTTGGAATTTTATTCTTGTAAGAGTGAGAACGCTATGGTTAGTAGAGCTGTCTATCTTCCTTATCCTGTAATTGATGAAGATGATGGTATCGAGATTTGCGAACGCTGCTACCAAGCTGTAGTTTACACCATAGCGTCATTAGTATTAACAACTTATGGCAATGCTGATTTAAGCAAAGCATTGTCAGATTTAGCAAAATCAGCATTAATATGAGTTCTGTAAAGACAACACAATTAGATGGCGACGTATCTGTTGGCCGCAATACTTCTATAGGAGGAAATATTACTATACAAGGTGGCGGACGTGTTAAAGGCACTCTTACAATAGACGGCTGGCTTGATGCAAAGAATATCAAAGGTTCTAACAAGGGAATCTTTACTACCGTAGAAAAGCTGCGTGAAGCGTTCCCACGTCCACATGATGGCTGGTGGGCTATCGTCGGAAAGTCATTACCAAGTCCTATCTACGTAGGAGATGGTGGAGAGTGGGTTGCAACGGGTGAAAGCGGTGGAAACCCAACGCTTGAAGATACAAGTGGTGCTTTACAGAAAGCCATTGACGATGCGAAGAACAAAGCGAACGAAGCCAAGAAGGCTATCGAGGATATGGTTAGCAGTTTGCCTATTGCTCAGGAGGCTGGCGATAGCACGACCTCTGTGATGTCGCAAAAGGCGGTATCGGATGCTATTAGAGGACTTGAAGATAAAGTGCAAGAGAGTAAGCAAGCTATTGAGTCTGTTTCAGAATTAGGTGGGGTAATTCTCGGCAAGGAAGAGGTAATTACACCTTATGAATTTACAGAGGGGAAAGAAGAGAAAGGGCAAATTTTTCCTCTTAAATGGATAAATATAGGCGGGACGTATATCCACTTCATAATTAACGTAGATGGTTACGATGCTGTTAAATTAATAGGACATTCTGAGAAGACGGTAAAGATTGCATTCTTGAAGTCTATTGACAATAAAAGAAACGGAGAGGATGTTCTTTTTGCAGGAGAAAACAAGCTAACTTCTATCTCTGCAAACACAGAGGTTACGCTTAAGATACCGACAGATGCAAAGTTTCTTTATGTCGAGGGTGGTACGATTTTTGGACGTAGCTACTTGCAGTCATTAACACTCATCAAGAATGCTAAGAGTGGAATATTGAAGCAGGTAGCAGCCAACAAAGAAAGCCTTGATAAGGCATTGAAGTTGGCAACAGAGAGTGCACAAGCAGCTGGAACAGCAGTTTCGTTACAGGAAAAATTATACGGTAAGAAAACAATCGTTTCAAAGGATAGTGGTGCGACAGTTAGAACACACAAGATTGTGTTAGGAAAATGGGGACAAAATACGTATAAGCATCTGTTAGTGCCAGTTAAAGGTTATGAAAAGGTGCATTTGGTTGCAAACCCAACAGAAGGCTTTGAATATACATTCCTTGTTGACGACGAAAACTTACAACAGACAAAAACAGCTCCGACATTTGCAAAGAACTATAAAAGTGAGGTAAAAGCGAAAGCAGGTGAGGATATTTTTGTTGATGTTCCAGTTGATGCAGATTACCTGTATGTGTTATTCTATTATGAATTTTACACACCGAAAAACAAAATGGAGCCGTCATTGATTGAACTTATCAAGGAGGGCGATTTTGAGGGACTAAAAAAGGGAAACTCAACAAGCTACAATGACGGAAAATCTGTTGTAACTCTCGGAAGTTCATTGTCACAATGCGGACAGGAGTTTAAGACACTCTCTTGGGTCGAGCGTGTCAATGACCTTGTTGATATTAACATAGTTAACTCTGCAAGGAGTGGTGGAAATCTTGAAACTAATATCGACTGTGTATCTAATGGTGACCTGATTTACTATGATAGTGTAAAGACAAAGATAGTTGTTTCGAGGAAATGTTATTGGTCTTTCAAGCCGTCATATTTCCTCTGGGGCAATGCAGCAAACGGAACACCAGCAGGCGGTCTTAATCTATATAATCAATTGAAGAAAGCGTATGCTGTGACAAGGCAGCACGGCGCACAGATGATACTCGGAGGTGAAGATGCCTCACTAATAGGTCAGTACGAAAACAATAACCATTTGCCACTGTTGGGTGGCGCAAAAGCTTATGATGCTTGTATTAAGTCTTTTGCGAAAGACTTTAATGTACTTGTTTCTCCTATTAGTGTCGTTCATGACAAGTTAACACATAGTGCAAGTTATGGTGATTTGGTGTATAAGGGAACTGTTGAGAAGTTTATGGGTGTTCATGGCGGTTACAGATGTTCTTCGCCTTTCCTTATGCACGCAGACCTGTTGGGCAGATTACCACTATCAAAGAGTATCAAGGCTTACAAGGTGCGTGAAACGTACAAGAACGGAAGTCCGTCTGTTACAGACTTGGTATACCAAGGTAACGAGGAGCGTTTGAAGTTCTTTAGAGGTCTTATGCCCGGAACGAATGGAATAACGCCTGTTCAGAAGATTGATAATATGGATAATGGAAGTCACTCGGTGCCAGAAACAGCTATCGCAATGACAGATAGAGTGTATGACAGCGAAACTTATCATTTCCTTAATGGTGATGAAGTTACATTCTACAAGTGGGCTTTGTTTGAAGCTATCCTCGAGCAAGTGTTGATTGATAAGTTTACTTTCAGCGTAATTTCGTCAAAACGTCCGACAGGTGTTTATTACGCTGTCATTAATGAGGGTGTAACAGAATGGAAGTCAGCTAACTTTGACTATTCTGATGGTGTTGTGTCATTCACTGCTAACGATGAAGATAGCGTTATTGATGTTTCGACACAAGATTTCCGTAAGAAGCACATCTTGCAAGATTACGACAAGGTTCGTATCCTTGTAAACTATGCAGACGAGGAAAGTTGGACGATGGCAAAACCTGTTGTAAGTGGGTATAATGGTGCCGCGAAGTCTGTTCAAGGTGTAGAGAATAAGTTGCGTAAGTTTGGCACAGAACTTATGGATAAGACAAGCGTTGAAAGCGGTTGGACGTTCGGAGGTGGCGCAAGTGTAAAGGCTTTCCCTGCTTCAATGGCGAATTATACACGTTACAACGATGTGAAGAAGCACATACAGCTTGAAGTTGACGGTGATAGTTGTAGTAAAACTATCACTATCGAAAAAGGAGTCTCAAGGGTTGCCGTGCGTGTTGTCACTCAAATGTTTCCTAAGTATGCGACAAAACGCTTCGTTGGTACGGAAGATGAAAACTCAGAATATGTAGACGCAACACAAGCAACAGTTCGCCCTGCGGACTATAATTGCGGAAAGTTGATTGTAACATTGAATAAGTCTGCTGTTCAACACGCTATAATCGACAATGGTTGGTCTGAAAGCTACTTTGAGTTTGATGTTGACAGTTCTGAGTCAGAGATTAGCATTAAGATTGAGCGTGATACGTTAGTCGACGACAGCTATATCAACCACTTACGACCTCTAATGATTCACGATGTGAGTGTGCAAAAGATTTGGTAATTTAAAACGATATACTATGGCAGAACTGATTTTAACGCCTCTGCTGAAGCTGATGATAGCATTGTAGTAATATGAGTACAGAATTCTTTAAAGTGTACGGAACTAAGGAACGTAACGACAATTTGTTACGTCTATCCGATGACCACTACGTGTTGTTCTATGGTTTCCATAAGGACAATGAAAGCGACGAAAGTGGTTACTGCTGGCGTAAGGATTATGGATATAAACCTACGGAGTCAGAGCTTAAAGAAGACATTGTGGTGCATATTAACAAACTGACTGATGCGAAGATACTCACAGGGCTTACCTACGAGGGAAGCCTTGTGTATCTATCATCAGAGAATCAGTTTAATTACAAAGCAGCTTTTGACTTGTGTATGCTTACAGATGGAAGCAACCTACCTGTAACATTCAAGTTCGGACAGGAGAACGACCCTAAGTATCGTCAGTTTAACACAAAGGATGAGCTGAAAGATTTTTATTTATCTGCCATTTCGTTTGTAACCAATACACTTGCAGAGGGGTGGGCAGAAAAGGATATGATTTATAAAAAGGATATGCAGTCATGGTTTACTTAATCATTTTATCGGTAGTACTTTCAGTTGCAATGGCAATAGTAGCAGCTAAGAAAGCAAAGGAGTTACCAGATAGTGTGAGTAGTTTCAGCTATTATGTAGGTGATGTTCGCTTCTCGTTGTGGGCAACAATGACGGCAGCTATCTTGTTATTCTCTTCTCTTCATGCTTTACCGCCTAAGCATGCTTATATTGCAGGACTGATGAGTGTAGGCTTGTTGATGGTAGCTGCTTCGCCTTGTTATAGGACAGAAAATAAAGTGCTACATTATGTAGGAGGTTATCTCTTTGGATTGGTAAGTCAGATTGTAGTAGCTTTGCTCATACCATGGTTACTTGTCTTGTGGGTGTTGTTCCCACTTGTGTTCACTCGTAAGAGTTGGAAAGAGAATGCTACATTTATTGCAGAAGGGATATGTTATACCACTTTAGTAGGCAGCCTCATCCTATCTTTACTATCGTAATTACAAACATAAACCTTTCAATCGTTTTTCCTATATTATTTTTGTGGAAATTTATTGTAAAAACAAGATGAAGAAAGTAATTAAATGGCTTAAAGAAAGTAACAGGTACAAGCATCTAATAGGTGGTGTACTCATCGGTGCCGGTGCTAACAGCTTGTATTGTGCAGCGTATGCAGGTATAGGAGTAGCAACCGCACTTGAACTTAAAGATAGAATGTGGGGCGGAAAGGCAGACATCATCGATTGGGGACTAACAGTCGGTGGTGTAGCTATAGGCTTCGGAGTAAGAACGTTGGTAAAACTTCTATAATATGGCAATGGATAAAGGCATAAGAAACGCTATGATAGGTGTTATTGGCTCAATCATTGTAGCTGTTGCAGGCTCATGGGTACAGCTCAATCAACGCATATCAATACTCGAGGTACAGGTTATGAACGACCACCAGTTATTCGTAGGCTCTCAAGAGGATATGAAAGAAATAAAGTCAATGCTTGGTGAGATAAACATTAAGGTATCGCATCTTAATGACATCAAGGCAGACCGACCTAATATGGATAGTCATATAACACAGAAAGGAGGCGAATAATGAAAGCATCATTTAAAAGTATTATAAGCAGGTGGAGAGCGACAACACCGAAGTTTTTTAAGAATATTGTCGTATTGGGTTCAGGTGTCAGTATTGTTGCTGTAGCCATTCATACCGCTATGACAGCAGCAGCGGCAACACCTCCAGAATGGTGGATAAAAATTTATCCATATCTTGTAGGGGCAGCAGCAGGCATGGCTGCTGTGGCAAAATTAACAAGGGAGAAGTAAGATGAGAAATATAAAATACATTGCGGTTCACTGTACCGCAAGCCACCAGTCTATGACGATTGAGGGCTTAAAGCAAGAGTTCAAGCGTAAGGGCTGGGTTAATCCTGGCTACCATTACGTGGTGTCACCAGACGGCAAGATTACCCAGCTTCTTGATGAAGATAAAATAAGTAATGGCGTTAAGAGTTTTAATTCGGTTTCAATCAATGTTGCGTATATTGGTGGCATTGATACTAATGGTAAACCCACTGACAACCGCACAGACGCACAGAAAGCAAGCCTGCGCTCACTGTTGAAGATGCTACATAAGAAGTATCCTACAGCGGTTATACAAGGTCATCGTGATTTCTCTCCAGACTTGAATAAAGATGGAAAGATAACCCCTAACGAATGGATGAAAGCTTGTCCGTGTTTCGATGCGAAAGAAGAATATTCAAATTTGTAGTCATGAAGAATAGGAATATTTTTACAATAATACTTATGATTAGCGCAATAGTTATTCTTTGCTATGCGCTAATCTATAAGCCTATAAAATCATCTACTCCCACTTACGATGTGGTAAGGGATACGGTTATCTATAACGACACAATACCTTATTATAAACCTATTCCCAAGGATAGTCTTATTGTAAGGTACAGAACGGATATCTTACCTGTTGCAAACAAAGTTTCTAAAGGGTTTGATAACAACGATAGTCTTTTGTCTCAATCTGTAGAACAAGTAGGGAGTGACAGCGCAGCGGTTGTTATTCCTATAACTCAGAAGGTGTACGAAGATAGTACCTATAAAGCGTGGGTAAGTGGATATGAGCCTCAACTTGATAGTATATTTGTTTATCAGAAGACGCAAGTTATCAATCATTATATACGAGAAAAACCCAAACGTTGGGGTATAGGCTTGCAGATTGGCTATGGGTGTACTGGTAAAGAGTTGCGTCCTTATATAGGAATAGGAGTTAATTATAACATATTCAGATGGTAAAAGTATGAAGACGGTTGTTTTTAAAGTTGGCAAAAACGAAGTTTATCAAGAAGTCGCAAAGACCACTTCATATACAGGTGCAAAGATGGATAATGACGAAAATGCATACGATCGCATCTTTACAACTGATGAGGATAAGACGATGCTCGAACGCTTTTGGAATGAGAGTAAGAATATGATTGCTGGTAGTCTAAAAAAGCTACTAAGTTCTGAGCGTGAAGAGAATGATGAATACATATTAGAACTTGAGGTTTCCAATTCCTTTGATGACAACCTTAAGGAAAGTATGCAGCGTAGTTTGTTCAGCTTCTTTGTTATGAATATAACAAGTAAGTGGTATATATTCACAAATAAGAATGAAGCAGAAGGTTATGCAACATCAGCGGCTACGGATATGGAAGATGTTATGCGTAAAGCCTATTACAAAAAGAAACCAGTACGTCCAACATACGATTAATAACATTAAAAATAAACTATATGGCAGAAAACAAGAAAGACCTAACGGTCACCGAAGAAGTTAGAGAGCTTATATATGATGTTCAAAACAAAGCTTATCTGACAGGACAAGCAAGAGAAGCAGAAGGGAAGAAACCATATCAGGCTGCATCTAATATGCAAGCAAGTGATGATGATGAGAACAGTTATCAGATACGACGTTCCCTTGCGAATGCTTTTTCTTCTCTCAAGAGTCTTTTAGGGGAATATCTCTACGAAGATAGAAGTACGAGTAATAATCGTATGATTAGCGAAATTGATAATAATGGGCAATTGACTTTAGTTTTTAAGTTACCTTCAAATTACAATAACGCTTCTGCGGATAGCCTTGGTAATGGTATACACTCTTATTTGGTTGATATGACACTTGCTGATTGGTTTGCTATTACTAACAAAGAAGATGCTGAGGTGTATGCTGGGCATTCAACAGTTAGCCTTGAGAATGTAAAGCGTGCGCTATATAAGCGGAGTCGACCAACACGCCCAACCTATTAAGTAAAAACGCTTATGAATTGTTGTAAACAGTATGAATCAGAACAGCAAAAAAAGGTTATAACGCTGACTTTTAAACGCAAGGAACTGCTATATGACGCCAGTAACTATTCTTTTGTTGAGGCTGATATTATGCCACAAGATACAGAACACGCCAAACATCAAGTGTTTGACATTGTTCAAGACGGCAATATAGATCGTGTTACCCGCATTCTTAACTTAGCTCATGCAGAATGCGTGGAATTACTATACCCATACGCAAAAGAAGAATTACCCGACACAGAAGAAGTGCTTGATGATATTCTGAAAGAACCAGATACATACACTATTAAACTTATACTTCCTTACAACTTTTCAATGACTACTGTTAAGATGTTGGAAGAGTACATACATGAGTTTCTTGTGTGTAGCGTCCTATCAGATTGGTTGAGCATAACATTTCCACAAAGTGCAGAGCGTTGGGAAAGTAAATTAAGAGATACAAAAATAAAGATACGTACTTCTCTTATGTCGAGAATGGGTAAGGTAAGGAGGAAGTTAAAACCATGGTAATAAACAAGGGCAGCGCTACATCACGTAGAACTGCCCTTTTCGTAAAAATCAATCTTAACCTATAAACTAAAAACCTAAACTATCTCGGCTGGTTGGTTAATCGCGGTGTGAATTGCACCGAGCAACCAGTAATTCCTTCATTATTTGAAAGATTAGCAAGTAGCACTATACGAATGTATTTATAAGGTGTTCCCCTAAATCCACGTAAGTAATGGTCTATAGATGACCATACTGGAACCCAGTTATACAAATCGTTAGAAGCATAAAGAATAGACTTGACATGTCCTTTCTTAAATACGCCACGCTGTATGATGGTATCAACAGACTTATGAATGTCATAAGCATCAAGTTTTATTGGGCGTGACACAACAATACTTTTATAAACCTCGTCGGTCTCATCAGAGAAATTAACAAGGCTGCCATCATTAAGTACAGCAAGTGCATCAGGGTAGGAGTTTACATTATCTGCAATATTAGATTGCATCATTCCCCACTGTTTTGACTTTAGTGAGAATATATAAGCATAATTGCAGTTATACTCTTTGCTGGTGTTGTAAGCGATGATTCGTTGATGCTCATAGTCATATATCATTCGGCAATCACGAACAAAATCCATAAAAGGCAATATCCTTAGAATACCTTTTGACAAGTCTGCATGTTCTAAGATTTTATCAATCTTAGGTAACACAGTTGTTGGTACAGCGTTCTCTCCATTGAGAACGTCAGAGATACACATTGCTTGTGAACCTTGCAAGAGCATAATACCTCTATCTGTCGTAAATAGAACAGCAGAATCAATTTGCGTGATACTTTTCGATGATAGACACACGTCACGTGTGATAGGCTGTTTGGCAGAGTAGCCCCCAGTAGAGTTTACCTCCAATGCCCATACGCCCTCATCTGTGAAAGCATAGAGAGGGAACTGCCCAAACTGTCCTTCGCTAAGAGCTTTTGCAGCTGTAGCAATTCCCAATATCCTACCTGTACCTATTGTGTTAATCCCAGTAACAGGGAAGAAGAAAGGATTATTTATTTCAGAGGTATATATCTTGTTAGGAACGTCTATAATGTTCTCAAGCTTTGTCGGAGGTTCGGTATGTGTTGTGTTTTGCTTTCTTATAAGTTCGTAATCGATGACACCATACGCACCATTAAGGAAGTCGTGTGGTTTAAGCTTCACTTCGTACGTATCAATACCTGCGTGTATACGCATCATTGTCGCATGAGTATTAGGGTAAAAGACGTAACAACCCCATGAAGTTGGAGCAAAGTCACCATTAGTGTACATACTTGACATAAAAGGAGCGAGGTGTGAGCTAACATTGCTATTCACAATATATCTCTCGCCACCTTCCTCTATCATTGTCTGTATAGATATATCACGATAGTCTAATGAACCAAAGTCCAAAACGACTTTACCATCTTTTTTCAATTCCCAACTTGCTTCACTATTATTAGCATATGAGAACATGGAACCAGCCATAAACCCCTGAAACAACTCACGACGTATACCAGACAGGTTTATACGGCCATTATATGTCTGTGAGTATTTTGCTGTAATTCGGTCATGTGACAAGTAATCGTCTGTCATTGTTTCTCTTGTAGTCAGCGACTGAAGATACTCTTTGTTAACAACAATATCTTTGCGCTCACTTGTAGAGAGTTCGTTAATACTGATAGATTTAAGGAAATAGAAATTCTGTACATTCTCCAGCATCTCTCTATTCTTGTCATCCGTATATTCTGGTAGACTAATAGTTGTTTTTGGGTATGTTGAATCCTTAGAGAAGAAAAGCGTATAAAGCTTGCTGTATTTCCACTCGACATAATATTTACCCAAAGGATTCTCACGTCCTCCAGGCGTACCACTTGTTAGGTCTGTTCCATTAACCGAGATAGGCAATAATGCTGTGTCTTCTGCTCTTTTTCTGACAGGTACGTTTATGAGACCTGCTCTTTCTATGGTCATTTCATCTGAAAATCTTGAGATATCCAGTGCGCCAATAAATTTAGTATCAAGATTATCCGTGTCTGCAAAAGATTTGCAGTTACCACTTTGGTCGTAGGTATATATTGGCTTAGATATAAATACATCAACAGACTTGATAATGTCTTTCCAATCATTCATTCGAAGATGTGAGTTTTCTCCGTCTGGTAGAAGCTGATAATCTATCCCTGCCGAAACAAGCATGATGTCACATTCAGCCTCTGTATATCCTTCTTTGCCACTTACTCTATTCCAGAAGACAACTGGAGCAGTCTTTGTGGATGGATTCATAAGTATTGGCGCAGAATGACACACTAAAGAACCATCATATAATCTTAAGGCATAACGAACAAAGAAGGGTAGGGCAAAGCGTCCTTCCTTGATGGTCTGATCAGCAAGAAACTTGTTTACCTTCGCCATAATCTGTGAAGTAATTTTTTTCTGATTATCTTCTGTCCACACTTCATATAATCTACTTTCATCTATCCTTTCAAAGTTCACATTAAAGGTAGAGTGACTCTCATCAGAGAGAGAGTATACGCGAGGTTTACCTCTTAAACCGAAAGATAGTTGTAGATTTGGCACATGATTTCCAAGCATAACATATTGTCCCTGCTTCCATAGGAAATAGATAATATACTCTTCTGTAAAGAGTAGTAAGGTGTTTCCAATGGCGTTCACATGAGAAAGCGAACGATAAGCACCAAGAGAAACTGCCCTTTCAAAAAGTTTCTCATTAGCATTTAGAACATATAATTCAAATGTTTTGATATCCTGTATAATATAATTAGAAAAGGATATCGTTTTATGAATGTAGATAACTTTTTTATTCTCTCCAAGCTGGAGTAATAATTTAGGAGCCGACACAGGTTTTAACGCACCATCTTCTGGAACGAGGTTCAACAGCATTGCAGAGTCTCCATCTTGACAAGTATTGTCAGGTGGGACGGTCGATAGTCCGTTATACTTTATCTCTTTATTCATGTTTAGACGGCTTTTCAATCTGATAATATAGTTTGTTGTTAGTTTCTTTTACTGATACCGACAACTTGCATTTGCTTTCAGCAGGTAAGTTGTAATCATAAAGGATACGTCCAACAGACGGATTGAGTGTTTCGAAACCTATACACTTGTACTTCTCGTTGTATTGTATATCACAAATCTGTGTAGGCTTCTCAATATTTGGATTAAGCATAAAAGCAAACAATCCACTGTCAGACACACGAAATACGAATACAACGGCTTTATCAGCCGTATCCGAATACTTACGGATATGGCTGAAAAGCTTCTTAGATAGTGTTACAGAATTGTCTGCAGGGTCTAAGATTACATATAACCTAAGCGACCAATACCAGTTCTGTATCTTTTTGAGAATATTCATTATTTTGCAAATATATTACACGTAAAGGTTATGTGCGGTTTATCTTTTAATACTCTTTGCGGGAGCGGAACGATATTGTTTCAATAAAGATGAAAGACCGTGTCGTCTCTAATCCGTCACGATGTTTATCTGCTTCTTCTTTGCTGGTGAATATGTACGAACAAATTTCTGTCTTGTCTGTTCCTTTTGTTGCTACTATGTTAGCATAATACTTGCGCCCAAATAGGAACGCAATCACTTCTTTTAATACTGTTGTTTGCATAATCTTATTTTTATTTATAATTAAACTTTGTGGTAGGGTATCAAATCTTTTGCTTCTTCCTCCCATATGTCGCCTTCATTCCCATCGAAGTCAAGGTTAACTGTGCCGCTGCTCAAGTCGGCAAGAGTTGAGTAAAGCCCCACGACTGTCATAGGGAATCCGTCTTCTTTATTGCAGACTTTGTCACCGATATTAATCTTACGAATATCCATGATTACTCTCCTATCTCCTCGTGGTACCTAAATAACGTTCCTTTCACTCGCCTTGCAGCTTCTTCTGTTTGCTCTTTAGTGCGGAAGTAGTTGTATGTTTCCCATAAGTAATCTACAGATGCAGGGATACCATTGCTGACTATACTCTCATCTTGATGTAGATTCAGGAAATAGACTATTTCTCCTTCTTTTGCTTTCCACCGATTCAATTCTACACACTTCTTTTCTGCGTTCCACAGCCATCCTTTTTCTTTCATATTGTCAAATAGTTGACACTTCTCTTCTTCGGTGGCGTGGCGAAAGGACTCGCTATTCCAATGTTGATTACTCGAACATTTGTTGTTATAATGAGAATCAAAGTAACCTCTGGCGTATTTGCTTGTCTCTTTGAATATCAGCATTGTATTATCATAGACACCATGAAGCACATCCCCGTCCTTGAACTCTTGCACTTTCACTATTTCCACACTTCCGTCCTTAACGATTGCCTTGCAACCTTCAGGAATGGTGATTGTATCACCGCATTGTAATTCTACTTTCATAGTTTATTTTGTTTTATATATTTTCTCTATAGCTTTAAATATCTCGAATGCCACTTGTGGTACCCACGCATTTCCTAACGCTTCGATGCTTTTGCTTCGCCACTTTGGGAAAGAAATGGTAAGGTCAGCCACTCTAAAGGGTAGCCCATCATCTCTGTTACAAATAGGGGATTGAGTTGGGAAGCATCGGAAGTCGGAGTTGTCAATTCTGCAATTTTGTCGGTCAGATTGAATTTGTTCCTGTTTACCGAACAATTCCCGCGCGCTTCTTGCGCCTTTGGCGTGGGCAACAACTCCAAATTCAGAAATTCTGTCTTTCCGTCCTTGTTGCACACTTTCAGACCTTGCGTCTGTACGGTGGGCAATAATCCACACCCTCTCTCTCCTGTGTGGTGCTCCGACGGCACAAGCCGGAATAACAATCGGCTGGACTGAATATCCTGCATGCTCAAGGTCTTCACAGATGACATCAATCGTGAATTGTTGCTCTGTTCTATATATGTAATTCTCTTCGAACAAATCATCCGTGCGTCCCACTTTAACCGCATTATAGGGCTGTACCATTGAGAGGATTCCATTAACGTTTTCACCAACAACCCAAGTGGGCTGAATTTGCCGTATCGCTCGTAACATCTCGCCCCAGAGATAGCGGTTATCTTCCGCTCCCTTTCGCTTACCTGCAACACTGAATGGTTGACAAGGGAATCATCCTGTGAGAACATCAATGCGTCCTCTCCATTCGGTGAAATCTGTTTTTGTAATGTCTTCATAAGAAATACTATTAGGAAACCAATACTCTAAAACTTTTCGTTGAAACTCTTGTATTTCACAATGAAACACATTAGTCCAGCCCATCCATGATGCAGCGAGTTCTGCTCCACCAATACCCGAAAAGAGGCTTGCGTGAGTATGTTTCATACGCTAATCTACTAATTCAAAACCGTATGCTACTACCCATGGGTTACTCTCCCACGTGCCTTTACCACTGATTTTGTCGATGAGAGCAGCAAAGGCTTCACGTGGTGTTGGAAATATTTTCTGCCAACGAACGGGAATATTATTCATTTTCCCCTTTGTTGCGAGCACATATTCTTCTTTATTAAAGAAACGTTGAGGATAAATCCCCTCACGTAAAATATCATCGTCTGAGATATTTTGTAAGTATTCCACCTTAACATCTGTAATTCTGATGTGATGTGGGAGCAAATCAGCACGGACAAACATTTTATTCGTCCAGCCTGCCTTATACTCCTTGCGTGGCATACCCACTTCGTCAAGTATAGCATCGCTGTGCATCGGGAGACATTCAATAATGTCCTTATAAGGCTGTGCAATCGCAACAATATCACCGACCTTGTGAGTTGTGCGTTTTAACACATACTCATCTGTTGATAGATAATCTTCTTCGCCAATTGGCTTGCGAGTAAAATCCTCATACCAAGCATCATATTCGTCCAATAATGACATTGTAACTGCTCGCCTTGTCATTGTCTTCTGACCTGTAAGCACCGCCTGCGTCAGGCAGTGCTTATCTGAAAACATTATCTTCTTCATACGCTTTACTTGATTAGTTTGGGGTTATCGTGGATATTACCGCAGATAACCTTATTTGTTTCATCTATCCATGTCTGTGACATCGGCAAACCAAAACCCTTAGGGAGCGTTGAGTTAACGGCTACAAACTCCGCTTGCTGCTCATCATATTTCACGACAAAGCGACAATTCTGCCCCGTGAGTATATCCCCATTAAATATTTTAGTCCCTTTTTTGTCTTTCAGTCCAGTGTACTGACCAATGGTGTCGGGTTTAACATAACACCAGTCTAACCGCTTTACAAGACCTTTGCCTTCTTCATAGTATATTGCAGGCTTGATGTTTTCAGATACAACAAGTGAACCATATATCCACTTGCCATTTGATTTCTTACCTCTGAATAAAAAATTTCTCATATTACTTCTTTGTGTTTATTAACGTTTGATATTCTTTTTCACAAGTGGATATAACCTCATGCATCCAAGATGTGCTACTTTTAACCTTTCTTCTAAGAATAGTTTACGGCTTCTGGGGTTGTTTGAATAAGAAAAAGCAGGATGTATGCTTCGCCCTTCTTCGTCATATACTTTCCCGTCGTCCGTGAAACCAAATACAGAGTATGGCTCACCATTAAAGGTTACGCCTTTGCAATTATTGTTGTTATATTCAATACATTCTTTTAGAATTGACTTTGGAACGAAGTAGCCAAAGCGGAAAACACGCTCATCTGTGTCGTGATAGTTGTCTTTTTTGAAGTCTACCTTAAAGTCCTCAAAAGAACGTTTAATTTCAACTTCTGTGAGGTATCCGTTCTTGTCTATACTTATAAGGTCTGCTTCATGGTTGAGGAACCCCCATGACAGGTTTGGAACTATAATATTCGTTCTGACACCGCCTAAGTACGCAACAATGATACGTTCAATCTCTTTAACTGATAGCTTTGTTTCAATCATAATCCTAATGCTTGTTTAATTCGTTTTTTATAATCCTCATTTGCTGCCAGCTTGGCTTCTTCTAAAGAGCTGCCAGTAGGGAGTGGAATTTCCTTTCCATTAAAGCGTAACAACCATATTCCGAAATTGTCAATGTTATATCTACCAATAGGGGTAGCTGCATGTATGAAAGGCGTATACCCTTTCCACTCCAATTCAGGCATACTCTCCACCACGCTCTCACGCCCTGCGTAGAAAGCTGCCTTGATGTCGTTTTCTTGAAACAAAGCCCCATTAAAGAAGTTGACATCCTTGAAGTGTATAGCGTTTCCTTTTGCCTTCGTAAGATATTCTTCTGCTAAATCTTTCTGTGTCATATTACACTTCCCCCCAACCACTTGGCACGAACTCGTCTTCATTGATAAACTCTGCTGCACCAATAGTAATACAGCCTCCTTCAAATTCTTCTACCGATATACTTTCATCTTGCATCGCACGTGTAATTAAATCAGCGTGAAATATGTTATACTTCAGCTTCAATAAGCTGTTCACTTTTTCGATTTCTTTCTGTGTCATATTGATTTGGTTTAGTTAATCTTTATAATTCTCCTCAAAGTGAGGGCATCTTCCTGTTTCCTCTTGATACTCAACAGGCACCCACCACAGCGGAGCGTCTGGAGGGTCAGGCAAGTATCTCTTGCACTGGTTACGGAGTTTACAAGCTACGCCAAAACAATAAGCGTAATCATTTTTAATTTCGTTGTTCATAAGTTTTTAGTTTCTAAAGGATTTTTCGTTTCCAAAATTTATAATATGCGCCATCTCTCTTAATCTATCTGCAAAGCGTTCATCATAATAACCTGAGATTTCGTTAGCTGAGAGGTTTGATGTTGAGATAGTGCAGAACTGCTCTTGATATCGATACATCATGATATCTGTAACAGCTGTAATGATATCTCCGTAGTTCATACTCTCACGCGGTTCTGCTCCAAGGTCATCAATACATAGGACTTCTACATTTCGTAAGAACTTGTATTCTCCCACAGCTTGGCTATTTTCCTTTGTTGGGTTATTATATGCCTTTGCAAGTAGCACTAACTCTTTTGCAGTGATGATTCTAAAGCCTGCGTAAGGTAGTTCGTGCATTTTATTTTCAGGTGTATATGTACTATCAGAGTGAACATAAGCATATAAGGCTTTAAGTGCATACACCATAGTCGTTTTCCCATTACCCTTATTTCCAGACAAGAATAAGCCAAATTTACTATCGTTTGACACCAGCCATTGTGATATTTCCCATATATGCTGTTTGTATTCATCAGTTGCATTGAACGTTCTCATACGTGCAGCAACCTCGGCTCTACATGAAGCATATAACATAGTATAAACTTGTTCAGCTGTGTAAGGTAGCCTAAAACGTTTCGGAATACGTTTTCTTTGCATCAGCTTTGAGTATATTTCCTCTACGTCCAGCTTTGCTGTTGGTTCTATCTTCATCATAGCTTGCTATTATTCTTAACCAGTTATTAAAATGTCTTTTGGCGTCAGAGAGGTCTTCATGTCTCATTTTCCCATCAGCGATACATTGTAATTTGAATTCATCAAGCTTTGCTCTTATTTCTTCAGCTGTCGTGTGATGCAATGCTTGTAGATTATTAATCCAAACCTCAGCAGACTTTAATTCGTTTATCTCATCATCCAGAGTGAGTGCTTCTGATACAGGCTCCTTATTAATGATATTTACTTTGCTTATATGAGTCATTAACTCTTCGGCATCTTTCTCAAGGCAACTAAACTCATTGACACTGGCACCACGCTTACAAGTTCTATTAATATTCACATACCTTTCTTGAATACCTTTGGAGGTAAGAATACTATTAGTTTCAAAAAGATTTTTATTGAATAGTCCAACAGTCAGACAGCAATTAATAACCTCTTGTATATACTGCTCATCGTAACCAGACAACTCTGAGATAACAAATGGAAGCTCTTCATCCCACTTTGTGTAATACCCATCACGGTAGATGATGCAGAGTAGGAGAGTATACACCGTTATAGCCTTACCACCTTGATAACGGATTAGCTTTCTAATCTTGATGTCTTGAAAGAAATCAATATCGAAAGGGAAATATTCAAGACCTTGTTTTATAGCACGACCCATATTATAAATAATACTTTAAGTAGTTATCGACTTCATTAATGAAGTCGTCAAGAGAGTGACAAACTACGTATTTATATTCTCCTTTATCCGTTACGATTCGTTCCCATTCTTTTTGTGAAGTACTTTGTCTTCCTGAAGAAGTCTTCATTTCAATAAGTAATGCACCATAGAAACGATTAGGGGCAAGGAGTATTAAATCAGCAACTCCAGCGACAACACCTTCTTCTTTTAGCTTAGCAGCGGTACGTGCATCACGCTTTCCACCATTTGGTACTGCAAACAGCCTACCTTTTAAGCTTTGATGTTTGAGGTTGAACCACCGCACACAAGAACATTGTATGCGGTGTTCCTCATCAGAAGGACGCTTGCGCTTTGTAGCTACTTGCGCAGCTACTAATTCTTCAAGTGTCATAGGACTATTGGTTGTTATGCTCAAAAACATCAATGAAATGTGTCTCTGAAATAGAGATAACATCATAATGAATCAAAGTCTTCTCCATGACTTCTTTAACATAGGCACGTGCTTTGTCAAGACTTGCAGCCTGAACAAGATAAGTTACAGGGGTACGTTTTTCCTTATCAGTCTTTTCATCTAATGTGATGAAAGCAAGTTTTGCCTTAAACCACTTATCGTCAGTATCGATATCACTGAAGAATATCTCACTATAGGTAGCAAGCTTAATAGCCTTTACTCCAAACTCACCACTTACATAGTGCGACATTTCTTCGGTAATACACTTCTCAGCCTCAGAGAAACTTAAAGCCTCTACCACATACTGTTCTGTGACTTTTTTGTCCCGACCATCTTCCATGGTCTTATCATATCTGACTTTTGTTTCAAACCAAATGCTTGTTCTATTTCTCATACCTTAGTTTTTTGTCTTAAAACTATTGATTCATTTGTTTCTTAAGTTCTATGCTGAGCTTAAGTCTTGCAGTGGCACAAGCTGGAATAGGAACCTGCTTTCCATGTAGGTAAGATATCCTTTCCTTTGTTTTAACCACCTTTATGGTTGCAAAGCCACGAAGTGAAACACTCTCACCCTTAATGAGTGACTTCTTAATAGACTTGAAAATTGCATCATAAGCTTTTGTAGCTTGTGAGCGTGTGAGGTCAGTTGTAGAAGCAACCTCTGAAATGATTTCGTTCTTTGTCATTGTTTTTATTTTTAATATGGTGTTTTATTAAATTCTATTTCCATTCCTTTATGTGCAGCAATTACGTTCTTACCAGTCGCAGCCTTTATCCCTTTTACAAATTCAGGCTCATTGCTATTAGCATCAGAAAGATGAATAAGAATAATGTTATTCACTTGTGATAGACCGTTAGCTTGCAATGTCTCTAAACATGTGTTATAACTCATGTGTGACTTTATTGTACGTTCACGACGTACTGGAGAGATATATCCTGCATCTGTGTTATGGTCAAGAATTTCCAAACTATAGTTACATTCTATCAGTACATTGTTTAGTCCAGAGAATTTGTATTTAAGATAATATGTATCTGTTGCAAACAGGACAACTCCACATTCCTCATGCCTGATAAGATACCCCAAAGGTTCTTCTGCGTCATGTTGAACATCGAAAGGTATTATATCAAATCCGCCTAATCTGAATCGAGAGCCAGACTCACACTTCAATGGTAAGAAGCCTGCATAATCACTTGGGATAGTTCTGTGCATCGTTCCTTCAGACATCCTTACAGGTATTCTTGCTTCGAGATATTGCAAAACATACTTTGCGTGATCTCCGTGTTCATGTGTGATGCAGCAGCCAACAATAGAAGATAAATTAAAGTTTAATGCTTTCTTTACCTCCTGTAGATTAACACCACATTCAAGTATTAGCACCTCCCCAGTCTTTTCAGACTGGAGGAGGTAGCAGTTACCTTTGGAAGATGAACCTAAGATGTGCAGTTTCATAACTTAGTAGGCAGGAGCTTGTTCTTCTTGAGTGGCGGAAGTAGCCGTCTCATTTGGATTCTCAGGAAGTATCTCACCAGTGTTAGGATCAACACCTTCAGGAACAGGCTCTGATATAGATTCACTTTGTTCATTCTCAAATGAGAGTGGCGTGCGATTGGCTGCTGATAACTTTTCAGCCTCCACCTGAGCTGTTACATCTTCAGCTGTATCTGTGATGTCAATGAAATCCTGTACTTCCTCAACCGTACGCATACCCATGGATAGCTCTGGTGCATAAACAGACGTCCAAAATGAAGCTGCTCTGTACATAAGCATCTGACGTGGCATTGTACGCCACTTAGACCCATTCTTAGTGTACCACCCTTCCTCGATAGCCATTCGCAGAGAAATAGGAGAGCCCTTCAATATATCTTTTCCACCTTTAGTGGTGGTATAAGCAATACATTCAATGTTCTCAATATTTGTGCCGTCGAATTCCTTTGTAACAGCCTCGTTTTTTTGATAGGACTTACCGTTAGGACTGTTTACCCATTTCTTCTCATACTCAACGTAATTGAATTTACCCAGATTACCTTTCTCAACGAATTCAAATTTCAGTGGTTCGAAGCGACCACAGGTGTTGACAGTAGAAATAAGGAATTTGGAAGACCAAGATGGGCGACCATAGATGATAACGAGATTCTGCATAACCATAAGGGGTGACGCACCAATACGCGTAGCAATGTCAAGCGCAATGACACAGTTTGCTACTGCTTGTTCTTTTCCCACCTTGCTAATCTGATAATTGTCAGGAACGAGTGCAGAAGATGCGAAAAGTGAACTCATGCGCTGTACTACAGCGAACTGCTGAGGGTCAAAGAGATTTACGGCAGGGGTCTGTGGTGTAGCCTGCACTGCCATTAAGTTTTTGTTTTCTGTCATAATAATTTAAATTTATACGTGAAACTATTTGATTACTAATCGTTTGTCTTTTGTTACCTGTAACAAAATTACTTGAGATTGAATGCTCATGTAGTGATTTACGCTCTCTGCACCATCGATAAATACAGGCGCATAAATATTGTAGAACTGGCATAAGGTGTTGATTATATCAAGACCTGCGTTTACTTGTCCTGCCGTATTGGTTACACCGTACGGAGTTCCGTTTACAATTGGAATGCAAACTTCAAATTCATTTCCTTCTTGTGTATAATCAAACAACTGGAATCTGACAGACTTAAACATGGCATTAATGCGCTGTTCGCAGTCTTCTATTCTCTTCTTAATGAAACTAACAGCTGTGTACTCTTGTTTCTCAAGTTCCACAATCTGCTGTGCTAATTCACGTCCTCTGTTTTCAAGAGCCGCAATTTCACCCATTGCCTTATCAATTGTAGAACGATGACTCATACGTGTTTTAAGATTCGAAAGAGAATCATATAACGCATCTCGCTCTTTCTCTATTTGAACTATAGGGTTCTCTCCTGCTTCGGCTTTATTCAAAAGGTCTCTCAATTCTTTTACCTTTAAATCAAGGTCTTTCATTTCGTTTGTTGGGACTTCTAATGACGTAGGAGCCTGTACAAGAGGATGGGTGTCAAGCTGCTGATATAGCTCTGATATATTCTGTTCTATCCCCTTAACAGTTTCAGCAAACTTCTCATCAGCTTCTATAGTAGACAACTCTTCTGTTAATAAGTCACGTTGCGCAGCAAGCGACTTGCCTTCGTTGTTGTTTGCACGGAGCTGTTCTGCCTTGTTCTGAGCAAAGATATTGTGAGCCTCTGTAATCTTATCTTCTGGTAGACGTTGACCGCAACAAGAACAAATGTCCGAACCATTATATTCTGAATCGTTAATCGTTCTCCACTTCTCACGTAGGCTGTTTAATTTAACTTCTATGTCAGCCACCTGCTGTTTTAGAAGCGTACGTCGTGTTTCTGCCTGTTTGCGGTCAATAGAAACTTGTGTTAGACGTTCGTGAGCCTCCTTAATCTTTCGTTCTATCTGTCTACGCTCTTCATTTGCAGTGTCAGCCTCCTTTCGCATACGGCTAAGCTCGTCTTGCTCCAGCTTTATACGCTGCATCTCCAAGTCGTGAATCTCTTTTGCTGTCTGTTTGTCTTTCTCCAGTTCAGCCTCGTTTCGCTTCTCGATGTTTGTAACCTGTTCCGTGAGTGCAGCAATATCTTTTTCTGCCTTATCAATCTCTGATTGTAAAGCATTCCAATCCTCGGCTTCTGGCGCCATCTTGTTTGTCTGGTCGATACGAGGTTGGATTTCTGACAGCTCAGTCTTCAAGCGTTTTTTTGTAGACGATATTTCTTTGCGGAAGTCTGACAAACTCTTTCCATTGAGTTCATTGAGTAGCTTTTTAAAGTCTTCGTTGTCAGATGCAATTTCCTCGTCTGACTTTACGCCAGCTATTTGCAACAACTGTTCACGCTGAAGCTGCCATTTCATCTTCTCAGTGAAATAACGAGGATTAGTAATCATCTTGAATACCGTTTCGTCAATGATGTTCTCAGATACACGTGTTTTAAATTCACTTACCTTAATAGGCACACCATTCCAGATGCATTCTGTGACATTGCCAGAGAACACCTCTTCTACTTGGCCACGAGGTTTAACCCACTGCTCTTTGTATTCACGCTTGAGGGTTAATTCCTCTCCATCAACAATCAATATAGCCTCTACAGAGCACTCACAGCGATGAAGAACGTTGTGCTGCTCGTCATAAGAGCGAAGTTCAAAGTCCTTTCTATCTTGAGAGTCCTTACCAAAGAGAAGCCAACAGAAAGCATCGAAGTGTCGGGATTTCCCAAGACCATTATCTCCGCAGATACTCGTAGGAGTATCAAGGTTAAACCTTGTGGTTCTCTCTTTTTCTCCCCTCCAGTTACGGAGAGTGATTTCCTTAATTTTAATTTGTCTCATAGTTGAATTTATTTGTTTTATAAATAGTCCTGTTCTGTTCGTTGTAGTTCTCTCAATCTACGTGTAGAGTACTCCCTTTTCCCAGGGCGCACACATGGGTGAATCAAGCCATTTTTACGCCACCGATCAACATTACCACGACCGAATATTTTATAAGCCTGCCGTTGGCTTATCATCTCAGGCTCATTTTTATCATTCTGCAGAAATGATGTTATACGAGCTGCAAGGTCATTCATAAATGTATTGTAGGTAACAACCTTGTCAGAGAATACTATTTGCATCATAGTTTATCTTTTAAGTGTTGTTTACTTCGTTTACGTTTGTCTTATCTGCTGATGCCCGCCTACGCCCAGCTATTAACCAAACTATAGGTAGCAAAACTCTTGATTTCCACAATCCATACACCCAGTTGTTAACCAAATGCACAGCGCAGAAAGAGCGCATGACGTACGTCACGACGTAATAACTTTCTTAATCTTCCTCAATAAGTTCCCTAATGCCATTGAGCTTTTTATTTTTATTCCAATGTTTAAATAATTGGAAAGAAATGTAACCAAGGACTGCACCTATCAACTTACTAACAAAGAATATTGTAATATCCTCGCTGTCAGAAAATAGCAAGAAGATTGTAACCATTCCTAATAGGAATAGCACGTGAAAACGCCAGTTTAGGTAGATTGATTTGTTCATAATTTCTTGTTTATACAGATTGGTAAATTTGCGTACTCAACATACGCCTTATACAACTTACAGTATCGTCCGTTGATGCCGTTATACGCGTCGGTGCAACTTTTACATTGATTAGGCATTGTCTATTCCGCTTAGAAACTTATTCACAAAATAAACTTGCCCTTTACCAGTAACTTTTACCGTCTTGTTAATGATAGCAGAGCCATCTGGTTTCTGAATGACTGTCTTTTTAATTTCAAACAGACCTAACTCCATTGAGTATTGAGTAGGCTCGTTAAAGCATTCGCCAGTCTTCTTGCACAGGTATCCATTACCACGAAGCCACTTGAATAGCCTGCGCTGCCCTGTATCCACTCCATTCTGCTTGATGAGCTTTGCAAGTTCACCTACCAAAATAGAATCAGAACTTGCCGTAACAGCATCAGCAAATATGACTTGTGGACGAGTTTCTTGGATTTTCTTTTCAGCTACTAATCGCTTTTGCTTCTCGTTTTTAAGCTCTGTTGCTAACTGAATAAGAAAGTCTGGATTCTGAATAGCTTTCTGTAGAGCATCGTCTGTCATGTATGCACCATGCTTGCGGATAGTTGGAAGAACCTCACTTGTTATCCACTTGCGGAACTGCCTTGCTTCTGCCTTACGACTATCAAGGATGACATCATATAAGCCATCTTCGTTTACAAACAAGGCTTGCTGCATTCCTCCTGCTGTCTCAAGGGGGTGGTTTGAAACAACCTCCTTTGCCAGTCGCTGATTAACAAACTTTGCCGTTAACCCTAACGCCTTACATACATCTGTAAGACAGAACTGAGGATTTGCTTCTGTTCCAGCAACACGGATGTTGCCAAAAGCAGGGTTGTTGAATACTTGAATTGATTGCATACGTTAGAATTGTTTGATAAACCCTAATTCTTTTGCTTTCTGGCGTACTAAGTTCTGTACGTCAGAGTCACATTTCCAATGCATTGCGTTGTAGATTGTAGGCTCGCTAACATCGAGAATCTTTGCAAGCTTTTTCTTGCACCCTTTTTTTAATTTAATCGGTTTTCTGTTTGTCATTATCGTTTTTATTGTTTATATTTGCACAATTGCTATTATATATCGCTATGATATTGTATAGTTATCTAAACTATTACGGTGCAAAGATAGATAATTATCTGTAAATATTAAAGCAAAATTAGATAAATTATCTGTACAAGTATCTGTTTATACTATTTCTAAATAATTGTTTATGGAAGAGACTGTAAAAGATAGACTTACAAAGTTTAGACAATATAAGAATCTTGGGCAAGGGAAGTTTGAAAAACTCTCTGGTTTGTCAAATGGTTACCTTACGCAATTGAGAAAGGCTCCTGGTTCTGAAAAATTACAGAGAATACTCTGTGCTTTTCCTGAGCTTAATAGAACTTGGCTTTTAACAGGAGAAGGTGATATGCTAACTGGAGAGGAAGCAGAGCAAACAATACAACCATCTACAGAATCAGATATTCACTTGATTCCTTTGCTTCCTGTTTCTGCACAAGGAGGTTCGCTTAATGATTTTGTTGTTTCCATTAAAGAGTCAAGCTGTGAAAAGATAATCTCTCCTATCAAAGGGGCTGATTATGCAATGTCGGTATCTGGAGAGAGCATGGCGCCAGAATACCCTTCGGGTTCACAAATATTAATCAAGCGAATTGACGAAAAGGCTTTCATTGATTGGGGACGTGTATATGTACTTGACACTTGTAATGGTACGGTAATTAAAAGACTGTTCCCTTCTGAAACAGCTGATAAAGTGTTATGTAAATCTATCAATCCAGAGTTTCCACCTTTTTAGGTGTCACTATCAGATGTCTATGCGGTCTATCGAGTGTTGATGTGTATGTCGTTGAAGTAATCAAAGCGACCTGAAATTATAATTTAATTAAATAAAATAACTTAACTTACAGACAAATGAAAAGATTTTTTTCTACGATTATCCTAATGTTAGCTTTTGTAACTCTTGGTAGGACACAGGGGTTGCCATCCGTTGCGGGTGTTACGTTCGGAAGTCGCTACAGCGCATGTAAAACTATACTTGATAAGCGTTTTAATGGAGGAAAAGATAGCTATCAAGATTCCCCAAACAAGTTAACGTATTATGATATCTCGTTCGCAGATGAGCAATTTGACTATGTAAATTTTGAGTTTCAAGTGGAAGGCAATGCGACGTATTTGTATTATATATCCTTTTTTCGTAGCTTCAATTTAAGTTCAGCTGAATACGCTAAACAGCAGAGAGATAGGCTATATACAGTTTTCTCGGAGAAATACGACTTCAGGTGGAGTGGTACAGATGAAGATGGTTTTAAATATTATATTTTTGGTCATTCTCCCAATAACAGAGAAGATGGTTTTATAAATATAAAAACTTTAAAAGGAGAAACAAAGAACGGAAAAATGAAATACTGGACAACTTTGACCTATGGACCAGTAAACTTTGTTAATCCATCTGATGAAATATAGTTATGAAAAGTATTTGTTATTATTTTGCCTGTGTTTTTTCATGGCTTCTTATAGTGCTTTTATTTGCTACGTTTAGAAGTTTTCTACTGAGTGATAGCGATTTTTGGTATAGTTTAGGCGAAAATATCGTTAATATACCTCTATGGGTGGTAGCTCTGGGAATAGCTTTATATTCAAGACCCTATCTATACCTGCTTGTATTTGAGAAGAAAAAGACGTATAATCAGACTACAGCTATTATTGCGTTTGGATTAGGCTTGCTATTGATAATACTACGTGGCATCGTTGATTAATTCGTTCTAAGCCTTTAAATATCTTCTCCTGATAAAGGTATCATCTTTTGTATTTGAAGCCGTCAGAACGAAAATAAACAGCCAAATAAGCGATTTAAATTTATCATCTCCATTGCACCACAATCAAACTAAACAAGATGAATAAAACATTAAAAAACAATAGAAAACATGGTTTACTTACACAAGCCGTCTAACTGCTTTATTTTAAGCAATATTTTTCTGCGGCGCAGGCAGCGGTGGAAGAAATGTAGTATTTTGCTAAAACTCAATATGTTAGGCGGTGTGCTACGTGTTTACGTAGGTACTCCGCCTAATTTGCATAAGGAAGAAACGTTCATTTTTCACGTTTTGTGTGCACTTTTGAATAGTAAAACTTACCAAAACTTACAATACGTGTGTAAAGGAGTACTTACCATCAACTTACCAAATACAACAAACGATTATGGCAATATTTAAGGCAGTAGTCAGAAGACCACGCAAAGATGGATTCTGGCAGGTATATATTAGAGTAGGCGTAGGCGTAAAGGTCGGATATATTACAACTGGCAAGTATGTAACAAGTAAGGGACTTAGTAAGACGAACGAAATTACCGACCCGTATGTTTTGCAATATTGCTCAAGTCTGATCATCGAGTACAACGATAGGCTTAACAGGGTAAACACATCAAGATGGACAGTGAAGCAAGTGGTTGATTTTTTACGCACAATGGACTCTGACTTATGTTTCAGCGAGTATGCACGTAAGCACATTGACAGAATGGTTGACCGAGGGCAGCAGCGTAATGCACGTAACTACGAACTTGCGTTGCAACATCTTGAACGTTTTGCTGGTACAACCAAAGTCATGTTCTCTGAACTTACTTCGTTGTTTATAAACCAATGGATAAAATCTCTTGAAACAACAAAACGTGCGAAGGAGATGTATCCTATTTGCATTCGTCAAGTTTTTAAAGCTGCTCTTGTAGAATACAACGACTACGATAACAATCTTATCAGAATTAAATCCAATCCTTGGATGAGCGTTGAGATACCAAAGGCAGATAGACCAGAGAAACTCGCTATTACCCCTGAAGCATGTAGAGAGTTTTTCTTTTTCCCTCTTCCCGAGAGTAAGATGACGCATCCTCTTGAAGAGTTAGGACGTGACGTTGCTATGATAGTTATCTGCTTGGCAGGAATTAACACTGTAGATTTATTCCACATGAAGAAGTCTGATTATTATGATGGCATTCTTCACTATCAGAGGGCAAAGACTAAGATGTTTCGCACTGATGGTGCTTATATGGAAATGCGTGTTCCAGCTATTTTGCAGCCTTTATTTGAGAAATACAAAAGCCCTGACGAGGACGATGAGCATCTTTTTTGTTTTGCAAAACGGCATACGACATCTGATAGCTTCAGCGCAAATGTAAACATTGGTATTAGACACCTTTGTGAGGCTATGGGAATTGATAAAGATAACGATTATTCTGTTTACACTTTCCGTCACACTTGGGGAACTATAGCACAGAATGATTGTAACGCAAGTATTGAAGAAGTTGCATTTGCAATGAATCATAGTAGCGCTCACAAGGTAACACGTGGCTACATTAAGACAGATTACTTGCCTGCATGGGAACTCAACGAAAAGGTCATTGATTTTATTTTCTTCTCTGATAAACCGTCACGACGTGAACAAAAACCAAAAGAAGAACGTTTTAAGCTATCATACCGTTACCAAGTACATGGAGAAGCATTTTTTCAAGGACGTAAGTTAGCTGAGATAACTGATGTCGGTTTTAACAACGTTGACGAAGTAATTGCAAAACTTGTCGCACAGCTTCCTGATGACATTCCCAATCGCTCAATGGTTATTTTCAAAATAGAGAACCAAGACAAGAAACAAGCTGTTGTTTACGAGCGGATGAAAGGCAAAGGTTTCTAATACACTTTTCAACCTACAGAAGAACTTTCTTTTGTAGGTTTTCTTTTTTACTTTCATTAACAAAAGGAATATGTCCCTCGCGTACGTATACGCGCGCGGTAGATGTATATTATTTATTTTACTTTACTTTGTGCACTTTTTTCCGAAGAAATGCGTTTCAAGTGGGATTTTTTCCGAAGAAATGCGTTTCAAGTGGGATTTCTTCCGAAGAAATGCGTTTCAAGTGGGATTTCTTCCGAAGAAATG